ACTACAGACTTAAATGTAGTAATGGAAAATACCGGAGATAATACTGCCGAAAGAACTGTACAAATGCAGTTTAGACATTCTGCCGCAGGAGCATCAGGTGTTGGAGCATATATAAAAGCAATTCGTCCTGTTAGTTTAGCAGATGGTATGGATTTAGTATTCGGAACACAACATAATTTAGGAAATGTTGCTGATAAATTTAAAATTGACAGAGATGGTCATTTTCACATGTATGCAGGTAATGTTACAACCACAGGTGATTTAGGTTGTAATGACATAACTTGTGGTGACATAACTTGTGATGATATTAGTACCGCTGACTTAATTATGTCGAATGATAGAGCTGATAGGCCCGGTAACGAAATAGACGGAACCAAAGGTTCTTGGGTCATGCAGGAGGGAGACGAAAGTATGTATTTAATAAATAGAAGTAATGGGAAACGCTACAAAATAATGTTAGAGGAAGTATAATATGTCTATTAAACATAGAGGATATGGTACCTCAGCCAGGCCAACTACTCCAGTAGAAGGCCAAGTAATTTTTAACACAGATAAAAACATACTAGAAGTTTATACTGATAGTTTTTGGTATCCGGTAGGTGAAAAAGCAGACGGCAATGCTTACAAGTATCGAACAATTATTACTACTGGTTATGTATTGGGTGGATATAAAGACGGTACTCCTTGGAAAAATGTAGCCAGAATGAACCATTCTACTGATACATGTTCAAACTTAGGTGATTTATTATCTTATGCAGGATCATACACAACAGGATCGTGTAGTTTAACGAAGGCATGGTTGTATTCGTCTGATAATAATCATCCGGGATATTCTGCTCAAACAGTAGCAATGAATATGACTACCGAAACAAATGCTAGTTATGGCGGTACTATGAATATGACTACAGGTAGAGGGGATGCTGGTTCTTGTTTTAAAGAACATTATTTTGCATACATTGCATCAGGCGGTAGTAATTATACCGATACACATAATTTGACTACAGAAACAATGTATTCTTCAGCACAATATACAAATGGTTTTACTTGGAATACTTCTGATAGTTCATCTGCGTTTAGTGGTGAAACAAAAGGAATGATTTGGGACAATAGTTGGGGTAGATGTGCAATATATGATACAGATACATCTGTTGTAACATTTGATGCTAGAAATAGCGGATCACATTGGGCGGCACACGGACAGCAAAAAGGTATTTGTTCTAAAATAGGTAGAGGATATGCAGGTAATGAAGGATCTTATAGCGGTGGTTATAATTTAAGGCGATGGGATTATTATACAGAAAGTCATAATGGTACTGTATCTAAACCTATTGGAAATTGTGGCGAAGAAAATTTTGATATGGGCCAAGATTGGCAATATATGATAAGCATGTATGACGGCCTTCAAAATAATAGAGGTTGGAAATATTATTATCATACAGACACTGGTTGGGAATTAGGATCAGGGTCATTACGAACAGGAGTACCAGGTGCTTCATCAGGGCATGGTGCGTGGAAAGGCTAATAAAAAAGGAGATATGTACGAAAACGATAATCACAAAGAAGACCAGTGGGCAGAACACGGAGTAATATCATATAAAGAATTAATAGATGGACTTTTAGCAAGTTCAACAAATACAAAAGATTTACCTGAAGAAGAAAAACAATGGATTACTCATTCTTTACATACTAATAATAGCATACCGTTTTTTAAAGCAAAAAATTTTGTAGGTAGTGCTCAAATTACTCCTTACCAAAAAATTAAACAATATCTATTAGAAGTACAATCAAGACAAAATTTAGTAGAGCATAATGAGTATCAAATATCAAAATTAGATCTTGAAATGGAAAGAGATTTAAAGGAATGTAGAAAATTAGAACCCGAAAGTTATGAGTTTAGATTATTACAATTAGAAGTTACAGAAGCAAATAATAAATTAAAACAATATAAAATTAACTTAAGACAAGTTCAAAAAGAAAGAAATAGTTTTTTAAGGTTAATAAGAGAATTTAACGAATCGCCACAAGGCAAATATAAAGATGGTAGATTATTAATAGATGTACTTGATGATGAAAAAATATGTGAAGAATTAGAATACGAACACTGGACATATCGTATGGCAAAGCAAACCGCACTAGATTGGATTGCATATGGTAGACCAGGTATAGGTAACATGGATGCTGTTTTCCAATTAGAAGGTGAACAACAAGAACAAGTATTAAAGTTAGCTCTTGAATTATTTGCAAGAAATGAAATGCGAATTAAAAGGTTAACTGATGAGGTAAACGAAAGAATACAAAAAGGACTTCCTCCTAGTTCAGGAGCTCAGTTACTTGAGATAACGGAAAAAGAAAATGTACGTAATATACAAGGTAGAAACACGCCAAGAATTACCGAACATGATCCAACGGATTGGTAATTACGAAGGACATAATATTGCATTAATAGATGATAGTATTGCAGAAATTTTACCTCTTACCGGATTACAGCATAGAGTAATACCTTCAGAAGATGTAGCATTATGTTATAAGTTTGCTGGTATTGAGAGAGATCATACAAGTGTTAAAAAAGGGGACGATGGAGATACTGTTGATCCACATATTCAGCAAATATGTAATTCAATGGAAGATCTAGAAGAAGGCGTTGAAAAAGTAAAATATTATTTTACTGATGATGACAAGGTAAACATAGTTAAATTTTTACAATTTTTTATGCGATTTGTTTTAGATGGTTATTACGAACATAGATTAAAAACAAATACATTAGATGTAACACAAATAGAACAATTATCTTGGGACCAACAACGCAAAGAAGCAGATGCGTATACTGCTGATAATTCTGCAAGCACACCTTTGTTAACAAAACTAGCAGAAGCAAGAGGAATATCTGTTGCCGATATGGTAATAAAAGTTAACAATGCTATTGATGGTTATTATGATAACATGGCAACATTATTGGCAAAAAAACAAAAAGTAGAAACCGAAATAAAAGCATGTAGTACAATTCTTGACTGTCATGTTTTGCAATGTAAAAGATATGGCTTTTGGATGACCAAAGAACGATGGCTTGAATCAGGCGAATCCGAAGGTGATTACGATCCTAAAATAGATTTATGATTTTTTCTATACCAATTAATCCTAAATTAACTGAACCAGAATTTCATGATTTTTTTAATTTTTGCAGGGAATATAAAGATTTAATTTATGATTTATATTTTACTTGTAGAATGCCGCCGTTTATTCAAGATGCAATGGGCGATGTTATTGTAAGTGATCCTTATGGGCCAGTTGAGAATGCATTACATATGCAAGAACAGTTAGGGATTAAAATATCTGCTACATTTAATAATATACAAGTTAAACCTACCCAACAAAACTTAGATCTTTTTATACAAAATTTTGCACAATTATATGAATCAGGTGTACGAATTGCTACAATACCTCATACACATTGGATGGCTACAGGACAAATACAAAAAGCATTTCCAGACTTACTTGTTAAAAATACTATATTAAGAAATGTTACACGCCCAAATGAAATAGCAAAACTAGCAGAAGCAGGGTTCCATTATATTAATATAGATCGTGATTTAATGCGGGATAGAGACACATTAATTAGAATGAAACAAGCCGCCGACAAATATGATGTTGTGCTATCGTTATTAGGTAACGAAGGCTGTTTAGGTAATTGTCCTATGATGGACGAGCATTATCATTTTAATAATTCAAGAATGAATATGTCTGGTGTTATTAAAGATGATCAACAACATAGATTAGCAAGACGATCAAAGGGCAGTTTTGAAAGTGCTCCACAATATTTTAATGATCCTATATCTAGAGTATCGTGTCCTAAATGGGATTATGAAGATCCGTCAACACCATTAAAAACAGCAGATATTCCTCCATGGAAAGAAGACTGGGATGAATTATTAAATTATGTTCAAGTATTTAAAATGCATGGGCGAGAATCTAATGCTCGTGTATATGAAACTATGGATATAATTAAACGATATGCAAATAATGAAGAATTTTTATATGATAGTTTTGATTGGTATGGTCCTGCAGGTAGAAAAGAATTATCGTTTGTCGATAATAGTAAACCTATAAAGTTATGGCGTGAAAAAATAAAAAATTGTAAATTTGATTGTTGGGATTGTAACTATTGTGATCAAGTATATGAAGCAAAATCAAACGAACAGGCGCATCCTTTAGTTTTAGCAGTCACGCATGAATTAGTACAATCTGTTAATTATCATTCAACTGTACCTTCTGACGGGTTAACTTCATCTCGAATACAAACACTCATGTATGGATTATCTAAACATTGTAAAAGATTTTTAGAAATAGGAAGTGGCTTTGGTCATGTTACAGTAAGTGTATCGGATAAGTTAGAAGAAATACATTGTGTAGATAATTGGTCTATAAATATCCAACCAGAATCAGATGAATTTGAGTTACCAGATAATACTAAAGATTTATTTTTAAAACATATAAACGAATGCAATAAAGAAGTAATAATTCATGATTCGGATATCTATGAAGTAGATACTTCTAAAATTAAAAATATAGATTTATTTTTTCATGATGGTCCGCATGAAGCAAATAAAGTACAAGAAGCAGTAAAGTATTATAAAGATTGTTTTGCAGATGTATGTATTTTAGTGTTTGATGATGCTAATTGGGAAGGTGTAGTAGAGGGAGCAGACGAAGGTATAAAACAATCTAATTTGACTCCAATGTATTCTAAAAAAATGCTTAATAAAATAGAAGATTCAAGCCAATGGTGGAATGGGTTATATATAGTTGTAGTAATTAAAGAATAATGTATAGAGTAATTGATAATTTTCTTCCAAAACAAGAATTTAAAAATTTATATGAATTAATTATGGATAAACCATTTCCGTGGTTTTATGTAGGGTTTTGGGTCGACAGAAAAGAATTAGAACACGACTATGCAAATTATTATCATTTTTCTCATAGTATATATGAAGATTTTATAATAACATCTCCTATGTGTACTAAAGATATTTTTGGTCCGATAGTAGAAAGAACTGAACCTGTTTCTATAAGAAATATGTCAGCTCATTTATATCCTAGAACACCCAAAACAATCTCAAGTCCCTTTCATACTGATATTGGAGATATTAAAAGTAATCCAATTAAATCTGCACAATGGACATCTGCTATTCTTTATGTCAATACTAATAATGGATACACAACATTTAAAGATGGAACCAAGGTAACTAAGATAGACAGTATTGCAAATAGATTTGTTAAATTTTCAGGAGACACTGAGCATTCGGGTGCATCATGTTCGGATAAAAAAACAAGAATAATTATAAATTATAATTATTTTGATAGTCAAGTATGGTAATTATATGAATAGATTTCCTTTACATAGAGCAGACATGTTCGTTAAAAATAATGTAGGTACAGTTGAACAACGTAACGAGTTAATAAAGCAGGCTTTATGGGTTAAAGAGCACGAACCATATTTTATGAAGTATACAAATGATGGATGTTGGCGATCAACTTTTGTATATAAAAACTTTGAATGGTTCTTTGACGAATTGCAAGAAGTAACAGACGAGGCAATGCAATATTACAAAATCGACGATCCTACATATCCTAGTAAATTAGAACAACAAGGTGAATTGGACTTAACTTATTGGACAAATATAAATGAACCTGGAAGTAGGAATGTTTTACATAGTCATCAAGCAATACAATATGCGGCAGTTTATTATTTGCAAGTAGAAGGCACAGGAGAACTTGCATGTTACAATCCTGCTAATTTAACTGAAAATTGTCATGCAACAGCACCATGGGCTTCAGTTATGACATACGAACCAAAGGAAGGAGATTTACTAGTGTTTCCAGGATGGGTACCACATGATGTAGGTCCAAATCATTCAGATAAACAACGAATTAATATAGCATTTAATATAAGTTTTAAAGTACAATTTTTAACAGATGGGCAAGAAGACTATTGAATTTTTTTCATCCATTGAGGGTGTAACAGAAGCATTTCCTATACAGCAAGCAAAGGAAGTTATACCGCCTTGGGTAAATGATGCACGAAAAGATTTTGTAATTGCACAAAAGAATGTCGGACCAGGGTTTCAGCATGTAACTAGGTGTCCTGGTATTTTCCATTTGTTTACGACCGGTTATATTGTGTCTATGTGGCATGATGTAGAAATAACAGGCAAGGGAATAACAGTACCAGATAAACAAATTAATACCTTGTTAGGAAAAGATACAATTGGAGTACAAGATGGTAATAGCATAGCAAAACATTTGCCTAAGCGACCATGGAGTCGTCCGGATATAGTTAAAATAAATACGCCATGGCATGTTATAGCACCCAAAGATGTAAAATTTTTAATGATACCTATGCCTTATACTGATCACATTATATTTGAAAGTTGTATAGGTATATTAGATCCAGGTTATAGTACAGAAATAAATATTCAAGGATACTGGAATCAACTTATAGGATCTACTATGATTAAAGCAGGAACTCCAATTGCACAATTAATACCTCTCACAGAAAAATCATATAATTTTATAGTTAGAGATAAGAATAAAAATGATGAGCTATGGCTTAAAAAGAGAGAATATTTAAATTTTTTCTCATTTCAGTATGCTAGAAATTTAATTAAGAAATTATACGAATCTCATGTTAGAAATAATATTTAATAATCAATGGTATATTTTATACCTTGCAGGAATTATGATTGCATCGGCTTATGTGCAACGTAATGGGTATGTGTATCATGTTCTAAATTTTTTAAGCAAATATATAAAATCAAATAGATTGTTTATTGTAATAGTTAGTGCTGTATGCGGTGTATTACCTATACCTGGAAGGGTATCTGTATCTGCTGGTATTTTAGATACAATGGCACCTAAAGATTCTAGACGTAAATGGTATGGCATTATAGATTATCTTAGTACACATCATTATTATTTGTGGTCTCCTTTAGAAAAATCTGTTATTATACCTATGGCAGTTTTAGGATTAACGTATGTAGAATTTATGTATATAATGGGACCTCTTGCAATGATTGCAATAGTTCTTCCATTGTTTTTGGTATTTTATTTTTTAAAAGAACAAGATGTAATCTGGACTAATCCTAAACAAAAAGAAGTTACAGTAGAATGGGTTAATTGGAAACTATTAATAGCATTATTTTTGGTTATTGTTTTAGGTAATTATATTAAATCTTATACAAATGAAATTAAAGCATATATCGAAAATAATGATTGGTCACTTGTAACAGGTGCTTGGATAGGATTTGCTGGTAGTTTTTTATTAGGATCTTCTGCAAGGTTTGCGGCATTTACTGCTATTCTTACAAGTATATTTGGTGTCCAATACCTTCCTATGTTTTTCGCTATAGATTATGCAGGCTATATGCTAAGTCCTGTTCATAAATGTTTCATTATAGGTAAAATGTATTTTAAAACTCCCTTAGTAACATATTATACTTTTGTTGTTTTTCTTTGCTCAGTTATTATTGCAGTTTCGTTTCTTCTTATTCGCTAAATATTTTATAGGAAAAAAATAATGGCAAAGAAACTTTATATTGGAACTACAAGAGTTTTTGATGATAATGTTGTAGGTCAAGTAGCCCAAGGATTAGGCTCTGCTGATAATGTAGAATTTGAAGATATAACATGTAATAATATATATTGCGAAGATATTAATACTGCTGACGTAATTATGTCTAATGATAGACCTAATCGTTTAGGAAATGATGTAGACGGGACTAAAGGTTCTTGGGTGATCCAAGAAGGCGAGAATGATATATTTGTAATTAATAAAAAAACTGGTAAACAATATAAATTAGCATTAACTGAAGTTTAATCTATAACTATTACAGGTCTTTCTTTTACACCAAGCAATTCTGCAAGAGCTTCTCCGGGCCCTTTATTATAATATTTTTCTCTCCAATGTTCTGCTTCATGTGTCATGTATTCAGCAGTTTTTAAAGCATCTATAAGATTTTTTCTTATGACTTGAACATCGTCATTATCATCTTTTAATATTTTATTAACTTCTGTTAATTTATCTACTCTAACAGTTAAATCTTCTATTGTTTCCTTGTCCTTGTGAAATGTTTCCTTTAACTGTTTGTTTTCAGTTATGAGCTCGGTATTTTCAGTAGATAGCACAGAAACACGTTCTTTTAAAAATGTTAATTGTTCGAGCTGTTTTTGTACCGCATCGAGCTCCTCACTTGTTTGTACTATTATTTCAGATTGCTCACTATTAAGTGATTTAAGTTTAGTAATTTTTTGTAAATCGTTTTCTTTTTTCCATGCTTTAACTAAAGCAACTTCAGTTTTTGGTACACTAGCAAATACATACATTTTATAGAATTTACCTCTAGTACCATTATACACTTCCATGTATTTTTTAACAATACGGAATTGCCCTACTTGTGCTTCAGAATTTGTTTCTAGGTGTGTTTCTATTTTATTTGTGGCTGTTAATACATTTGCAGTATTTCCATCTACTTGCGAAATATATTTCTCATGCAATTTAGTATGTAATCCACAATAGTCTAAAAATTTAGACAAAGCATCATATTTGGCGTCTTTGAGTGCCTTGCGTTCTTCTGCATATTTTGTGGATATACCTGTAAAAAACAGGTGAGTGGAATCTTCTAATTCGTATTCTTCAACCCAACTAGGTTTAGAATCGTCTGATATTAAAACTGGTTGCTTGTGTGCCGTTGAGGCACAACCTACTAGGGAGGCCCCTAGTAGGATTGCGAATAGTTTGTTCATCGTACAAAGCCATCTTCAGCAAGTTCTTTCCAAAAATCACGAGCATTTTTCCATTGCTCTTTTGCCTCTTCGGTACTAGCAAGTTGCATTGCTTTTTGGGCATCTTCGGCATTGGCTTCAGCATTAGATTGTAATGCAGTTTCAAGATCAGTTTTACTAATGCTTGTGAGGACAAAGTATTTGTAGCCAGGAACACCTGCGGCATCTGCTTCACGTTCAAAGTACATCTCTTGTACCCGCAAATAATTTGCAGTAGATGCACTCACAATTTTTTCAAAGTTACGCTCACTTACAGTAGGCATAACTACAAAACTATCCATGCCATATGTAACACTTGCTCGTTCAAACTTGTTCTTATTAAGAACACGAACATACTCTGACATTTCCCGGATTGAATCCCTTTTTGCATCTCTGCGGGCATGTTTTTCAGTGCCATACAAAGCACTTGTACCTACAAAGTAAAGTTGGTCTCCCTCTGGACCAGGTGGTACCATAACCCAATCGGGCCTGTCACCAACACTATTAAGGGCTTCTTTAACCAATTCTTGTTTGCTGGAACAACCAACAGTTAAAAGTGCTACAAGCACCAAATAAAAATACCTCATTTTTCTCCTATTCGATTAAGGATGAAAATTCGTCTTTTGGTTTTTCCTACTTTAAATTCAGAAAAGCCAAAAGGGATAGGCTTATCCCATCCATTTTTCCTAGCCTGTGATACACTAGGGAACGCACCTGCCCAGAACATAATATGTGCCAAGCAATGTGTATCGTTAAACGATATATTTGGAGCCATTTCAAATAAAGCAATATCGAGTGGGGCAACATCTTCATGTACAAAATCCCATTCATTCATACTCATTATAAACTCCAATAAAGTTTAACTAATACATATATTATACTATCTTTAAGATATTTGTCAACCGAAAAGTTTAATTAATGCAATAGAATTCATTACTACAAACCAACTAGTAAGAAAAATTGCAAAAGCCGCTTTACGGTTAAATGTACTAATAACACCTAAAATACTACCTACAAACATCATAGGTATGAATATTTTAGTAGCAGGATCTAATACGGTATATGTTAATATAGCACTGGCTCCGCAAACAAGGAATGCTTCGCCTATTTCACAATAAAATGCTATAGGACTTAGTCTGTAACTTTCTTTGAAGTATCCTTTAACGTTTGAAAAAACCGAGTCTATTGTAATCTTTGTCTTCGACATATATGTATCCGTCGGGAGGGGTTGTGGAAACAAGTTCGTCTTCCCATACAGGGATTATCTCATTATAATCGCCCATTTCTGTATTGTGTCGTAAATGCATTTCTATAAGTCGGCCACCTATAAATTCGCAATTTATATGCTCGTAGGAACCTTTGAGCTTTGTTAGCATAAAGTTAATTTTTAATTTGTCTTTAACACGAACCCATTTATCAAATTTCCATAATGGATTTGCAGGATTTCGAAAACCTTCGATAGTTTCGCCTTGTTCTATTGTCCGTGAGTTAGGATCTATTGCATAATCAACACTTAAATGTCTACCTTTAAAAGATTTGCACCAAAAATAACCTGGTTCTAAATCCCATCTTCCTTTTTCTAAAAAACGCAATTCTGCACCTATACCCATACCTGCAAGGTTAACACAAGGTCTGACTATATAATTGTCTGATTTTGGTACTGCTACATCTGCTGGACCACATAGATATCCTAATTTTTTGGCGAGAATGAGTTTGTCGAATATCCATAAATCATCTGGATGACATTTTACCCACGCTTCGTAATCGTACATTTAATCAAATAATACTGATATAGATTCATCATGATGTACCCTGCGAATTGCTTCTGCAAATATATTCGCAACTGAGATAACTTTTAGTACATTATTTTCAGGTGCAGGAATAGTATCAGTTATTACTAATCTACTCAGAGCTGATTTTTCCATCCTCTGAGCTCCGCCTTTGCTTAATACACCGTGTGTTATATAGGCTTCCACTTCTTCGGCGCCTTCGCTTATCAATGCTTGTGCGGCTTTTACTAAAGTCCCACCTGTATCTATTATGTCGTCGACGATGATGCATTGCTTCCCCTTTACGTCTCCTATGACGTTCATTGCTTCGGACTCATTGGCCCTGTCTCGTCTCTTATCTATAATTGCAATATCTAAATCTAATTGTTTTGCTACAGCTCTTGCCCTAGGAACCCCACCTGCATCTGGTGAAACAATAATAGCATTACTACTTTTTACCATTGGACTTGTTTTTAAATCTTTAACAAACAATGGTTGAGCATATAAATTATCTACCGGAATATCAAAAAAGCCTTGAATTTGACCTGCATGTAAATCCATTGTTAGCATACGATCTACTCCTGCCGCTTCTAACATATTAGCAACAAGTTTTGCACTAATAGGGGATCGTCCTGCTGGCTTTCTGTCTTGTCTAGCATAACCATAATAAGGTATCACAGCCGTAATTCGACCTGCACTTGCTCTTTTACAAGCATCAACCATTATTAATAGTTCCATTAAGTTATCGTTGGCGGGATTGCATGTGCTTTGGATGATGAAGACATCTTCACCACGAATGTTATCTTTTATTTCTACCCATATTTCGTTGTCAGCGAATCTAGTTACTAGAGTTTCACATAAATCGACGTCGGCAATATTAGCAATATCAGTAGAAAGTTTTGTGTTTGCATTACCTGTTATCAGTATCATAAATAGTTTCTGAATTAATAGTGACCGTCTTTAAAATAAATTTTGTTTATTCTATCTAATTCTATCTTAACCTCGTCAAGTTCTTTCTGAACTGCTTCATATTGTTCTTTATAATAATCTCGTTCTTGTTCAAGTTCTTGGCGCTCATCAAGATGATCTTCAATATGCGGTTTCATAAATGTATTTATTTTAAGAGCTTGGCTGTAATGAACTCTCGTTCATCTATACCGCCATGTCTTTGAATTACCGCATTAACAACATTATTAGGTACCCAACCATATACACTTTCAGTTGGAATATTACCTGGCTCTTGCCATTCCATCCATAAAGGTTCTTCGTCTGAAGGAAATCCTATTTCCCATGCTTCGTATTTGTCTGCTATTGCTTTTGGTTCGGAATAATGTGAAGGACCTGCTTGGAGAGAAAAATTAAAACCGTCTCGACAAACTATATTTTTATAAACTCGAATAGTTGTTAATTCTGGTCCATGGTTTTCTATATTTTTAAATGCTTTATGCCATTTATTTGCCCAGTCAAAATTCTCCATCAAATTCCCGTTGAGCTCTACTTGAATCATGCCACCTTGATTTTTCATAGTTAGTAGTAGAGAAAACATAATCTTCAAGTTCTTTGTGAAGTTTATCGTTTTCCTGTTCTAGTTCATCGCATTTACCCACGAGTTCGTGGATGCGAGTTTCTTGTTTTTCAAAAACAACTCGTAATCGATCTATTATTTCATAACTCATATATAGTTTGTTATAATTTAATTAACGAAATGCACTCCAGTTCATATCTGGATCACGGTATTGCTGGGCTTGTCTTTCATCTCTACTTCTAAGATATTCATCTGTATCATGCCCACCTGGTTGTAAATCGTCTGGAATGCGGGATGGAGGTCTATTTTGCTTTGGTCTTATTTTTAATATACCTGCATGTAGACCCATACCATTGTGAATTGCTACTGCATTACTTGTCATTGCAGTACCAATATTATGACCAACAAGTGCTTTAAGTTTGGGACTTGCACCAAATCTATGAACCCAATTATAATCGCCTTCTTTTGAGGCTTTATATAATCGTTCTGCTTGTTCTTGTGTGACGCCCATTATTTCTAATTGCTGGGCAATCCATCTAGCAAAATCTATTTCTTTTCCGAATTCAATACTATATTCTTCAGTATGCTTAAAGTTTGATGATGGAAGATCAGGGGATGCTTCGCCAACCGCTTGCATTAATGTTCTGGGCTTGGCAGACATATTTAATTGTTTTTTTCCTGCTAAATGAGCTTGCCATTTACTACCGGTGTCCCTATATGTTTTCATTTTTGTACGATCATATGTATCAAAATCCTTGTCTGATAATGCTCCTTCCCAATCGTACACCTCGTCATCTCTAGCATCACTAGCATCAGCAAGTTTTGGATCTACTTGTCCTGATTTAAAACCTCGTTGTGTTCCCATTTGGACTACACATTGATTTGCATCACATGCTTCATTTAATATTCCTCGTTTCCTGGCTTCTTTTCTAGCGGCTTTTAATTGCATTCCTGCAACTTGCCCCATCCGTTCGTCAGGATCAAAACTAGCAATAAATCTCTTTAATTTAGCATCTGACATTTTACTAAAGTTTATCACTTCATTTATACGTTTGCATACTTCATTAATTTTCATTTAAACACCTTAAAACTGTTTAAAATTATTTATCTGTTTATAAGGTAAATCCTTCTTTGATTCGTTCTATCTTATCATGGAGTGTTATTGCTTCGTTATCATCTAAAATCATATCAATTTCATAACCTTCCATTTCAACAAGGCGTAATTTGCGAACAATACTCCACTTTTTATTACGCTCTCTTTCGAGATCCTCTTCAAGAACTGCTATCCGCATGGCAGAATTTTTTAGTTCTTCATTAAGTGTTTCTCGCATGCCATCTCGTTTACCACGTTCAAAATCATTCATATTACTTCCTATAAGAATAATTAACAAAATTGTCTACTTCTTTTTGTAGACAGTGATTAAACCTTTTTTCACGAGCAATATCTTCAATAATTTTTTCCTGCAAATAGTCCCACTCCTTTTGCTTTTCTGCAGGACTTTTTGCCATAAAGTTATCCCACAAAATACCACGTGGTCTAAAACCATTTGCGTCTTTAAAATGGTCGGAATATGTATCGTCGTCGTATGTAAATTGAGTTTCGCTCTCTTTACGAACTATTTCTGCTTGTAACTGTTTCCAGTATTTGGCAATTTTCATATTACCAAATTTATCCTGCTTACGAGCGATTGCCATTTGCTTAACGGAAAGTGAACGCCCTTTAAGGATATGTTTTGCAAAGGAAGAAAGGATTTCTGCATCAAATGCAGTAAACCCAATACCATTGGCTTTGTGAGTGGAATCTGAGCTCTGTTCATCAAGCTCTTGATTATTGAAAATGACTATTAAGGCACGTTCTACAGCCTTGTTATTATTTTCGAGGAGTTCAACGATCTTACTTTTAGTCCAACTTTTGTAACCACTTTCAATTGGCATACTTGTCTCCTAAGTAAGTGTTTAACTAATTTAACCTATACAACTATTATACACTCTACAGATCAAATGTCAACCAAAAAAATTAAATGTGTATATAATTTTTTCAATAAATACAATATAATCTATTAAGGATGCCATGGCAAAAACATTATTTAAAGGATTTTCGACAGTTCAAGGACCAAAAACTAGAAAATTACATGATATAGAATTAGCAAAACAGGATTTAAAAAATCACTTCCATACTAAACGAGGTGAGCGAGTAATGAATCCTTCATTTGGTTCTATGATTTGGCAACTAATGTTTGAACCATGGAATGATTCAACCGAAGAAGCAGTTAAAGAAGATTGCATAGATATTGTAGGAAAAGATCCAAGATGGAGGCTAGAAGGCGTAGAGACTTATTCTAATAATAATGCTTTAAGTGTTAAATTAAGCCTTTTTTATCAACCCACAGACCAATTAGAAGTTATGGCGTTACAATTCGACCGTGAAATAGACGAGGAAATATAACAAATGGCTACACGACAAGATGTTTTATTTGCCGCAGAAGATTATATAGCAAAATACCAATCATTTGCTCAATCTAATTTTCAAGCATATGATTTTGATACTTTAAAAGCGGCAATGGTAGATTATATAAGATTAAACTACCCAGAAGATTATAATGATTGGATCCAATCATCTGAATTTATTAGTTTGATGGATTTAATAGCCTTTATGGGCCATAATTTAGCGTTTAGAACAGATTTTGCTACTCGTGAAAATTTTATGGAAACTGCTCAAAGTAGAGATTCGATATTAAGATTAGCCAGGTTCCTCGGATATAATCCTACTAGAAGTATAAATTCAAGTGGTGTGTTAAAAATTAAAACAATAAGAACAACAGAAGCATTAATTGATTCGGATGGTAATAATTTACTGAACACTGATATTACTTGGAATGATTCTACAAATGCAAATGCATATGAACAATTTTTAATGATAATGAATTCTGCATTTGGCAGTACGACACAATTTGGTACCCCGTTTAAAGCGGCAACAATAGATGGTGTTAAAACTGAAATTTATAAAATGAATTCGCAAACACAACAAAATGTGACTCATACTTTTGCTGGTAATGTGCAAGGAGAATCTATACCATTTGAAATAACAAATGTTGATGTGGATGGAACATTAGGTTTATTTGAACCATATCCAGATCCTAATTCTGCTATGCGATGTTTGTACCTTAATGATGGAAAAGGGAATGCTAGTGCTAAAACAGGATTTTTCTTTTATTTTAAGCAAGGTTCTATAGAATTTAAAGACACGTTAATTTCAAGACCAATTGAAAATCAAGTTATAGATATAACAACATCAAATATTGTTAATGATGATGTATGGGTTCAAACTATTGATCAAACAGGACAAATAGTAACAACGTGGACTCCAGTAGATACAGTAGTAGGATCAAATGTTATTTTTAATGCAGTCGATAATAATATTCGAGATATTTTTCAAGTAGTTACTAATGCAGAAGATGCAATTAGTGTTAAATTTGCTGATGGTAGATTTGGTAATGCACCTAAAGGTATTATACGTATTTGGTATAGAGTAGGAAATGGTGAAGAATATACAATTAGAGCTGACGATATTCGAGATATAGAAATTACTGTACCTTATTTTAGTAAGCATGATTTGCAATTATATGATTTAGTTGTTACACTAGATTTAGAAGAACCTATAAAAAATAGTTCCTTAACAGAATCAAATACTAGTATACAATCTAAAGCACCACAGGTGTACAGTACTCAAAATAGAATGGTATCAGCACAAGATTATGCAGTTTATCCATTGCAAGCATCTACAAATATTACAAAAATTAAAAGTACAAATAGAGTACATAGTGGTCATACACGTTATGTTGATATTAACGACCCGACAGGAACATATAAAGATTTAACTATTTTTGGTGATGATGGATATATTTTTAAAGAAGAAACATTTTTACGAAAAACATTAACATTACCTACTCCGTTAAATCCAACAGATATTATTGAGCAATACTTACAACCATATTTAGAAGAATCTGAAGTACAAAACTTTTATTATCAAAAATATAAAAATGATTTTGTTTGGTCAGGTAGTACAACAGGAGATGATTTACATTTTACAACGTCAGACGAAGCAACTCCTGCATTAGCCGCAAAAATGTGGACTTGGAAAAAAGTAACAGGTTCTGCTAGACAAGCAACTGGTTATTTTGAAAAAGGTGCTACTACTCCTGATATAGTTGCTATAGGTAAAGATTCGTCGGATTCAATAGGTAAATTTTTAGTTGAAGGTGCAAATATAGAATTCGCAGAAGTGGATACTAACGGTAATTTTGTAACAGGATCGTCAACTACTTGGGCAAGTATAACTGGAATATATGGAGATGGTAGAGGAGTTACAAGTTCTGCATTAGGTTACACAGGTAAAACTAAAGAAGAATATGGTACTGTATCATTATCAAGAAATATACCAAATAATGTTAGAATAAAACGTATAGCACCTGCATATAATAATAAATTTAGTGCAACTGAAATTACAGCAATTAAAGATCAATTAGAACTTAATAATTCATTTGGTATACGATGGGATCATAGAAATAACAAATATGAAGTTATATTAGGTATCGATTTAGGAGAATCAGAATCTACTGCTTTTAGTCTAACTGAAAGTACCGCAGGAACACAATCGGATAATAGTTATTTAATGAGAGTAGAATTCCAAACAGAACAATGGGTGTTTTTGGCAAGGGCTATAAAATATAATTTTGGCTCAATAAAAAATGTTAGATTTTTTAACCAACGATTAGATAATAAAGTTAGTAAAATTACAAAAAAATCTACAAAGGACGAAATTAGAATATTAGATATTAATTTACAACCGCTCACAACTGTTGGTGGAGGATTAGGTACATCATTATTAACTGCAAATTATGATTTTGATATTGAAGGATTTTATACATATGACGATGGTTATACAGACCCACGCAGAGTATTATTAAAATTTGCAGATACTAATAAAGATTTTGTTATTGACGATCCGTTTGCTTTTGATAGTATTGTAGGATCAAATGAAATTTATGTTGCAGATGAATTAGTAGACAATTATGTATATAAAACATTAATGGCTACTCCGCCTCCGACAAATGCAGATGGTTCTATAAAATATTGGGTATCGTCTACGTCTTATGAATTAGCTGATAAAATAGAATATAATGGTGCAGAATATCAATCTAAAGTTACAGGTAACTTGGGTGTTTTACCGACTGATACATCTAAATGGTCTTATATTAGAGATTTGATTTATGCAAAATATACAGGTAGATCGGGAGTACGATTTAAATGGAAGCATGCCGCTAGTGAAGAAACACGAATTGATCCAGCGGTTACAAATATTATAGATACTTTCGTATTAACAAATACATATAATACTGAGTTTAGAAATTGGCTGAAAAATGATAGACGAGCAAAATATAAGCCATTGCCACATACTACAGAAGATTTAAAAACAATGTTTATAGCATTAGAAGATGCAAAAACATCTTCTGATACAATAATTTATAAATCTTGTGAATATAAAATTTTATTTGGTACAGAAGCGGATTATGCATTACAAGCAAAATTTAAAGTGGTTAAAAATCCAATAACAAACTTAACCGATAATGAAATAAAAGCAACAATAGTAGATTATGTTGATGATTATTTTGAACCTGATAATTGGGATTTTGGCGAAACATTTTATTTTACAGAACTTGCCGCATTTATTCATAGAAATATGATAGGTATAATTTCTTCATTAGTAATTGTCCCAACAAATGCAGATTCTAGGTTTGGTAATATGTTTCAGGTTACACCTAATGCTCATGAACTTTTTGTTAGTGCCGCAAAGGTATCAGATGTTGATATAGTCGATTCATATACTGAGACAAATATGAGAATTGCCGCAGGACTTGTTGAAACTCCAACAGCAACAACAAGTATTACAGGAGTCGCAACAGGTACAGGTTCTAGTTCTAGTTCAGGCGGAAGTAATTATTATTAATTAGGAAAATAAATGGCAGATTATTCTAGTAAAAACACCAGTGACCAGGTAGATAATACTATACCCGGATCTACAAGTAAAAATACTACAAAAAGATCTACGTATGATTTATTACCGGAATATCTTCAATCTGATACTAATAAAAAGTTTTTAAATGCTACATTAGATCAAATGATTTTAAGTGGCAATCCTAAAATTGAATCAGGTTATATTGGTAAAAAAATAGGAGCAATACGAACATCAGCAAAAGATGTTTATACTGAAAGTAAAACAACTCTTAATAATAGATATCAAGTAGATCCTACAGTCGTAAGCCAAAACCCATCAACTTTAGAATATGAATCTGCTATACCATATGATGATATTATTAGTAAGTTAAAATATCTTGAAACTAACACAACAAATTTAGATAAATTATTTTCTGATTATAATTATGCTTGGAAACCACCTATAAATTATGACATGTTTGTTAATTGGAATAGTTATGTGTGGTTGCCCTTTGGGTTGCCTCTTGTAGGATTACATGGCGAAACAAAAGCAGGAATAGAAGGTAAAAGAACATACACAACATCAGCTCAAGTCATACATGGAAATAGAACATTAACACTAGAAAACGGAATGCGCCTTGCATTTATTAATGATACAAAAACATATTTGGTAACAGGTGTAGGTAAAAAAATAACATTAATAGATGAAAGTACATTATGTTCAGTAACAGAAACATCTATGGGTCTTGCTACACCGACTCAAGCATTAGGTACAGTTGATACAGGAACTGGTTCTGTTGCAAGTTACTCAATAGGAACACAAGGCACAAACTATGTTCACATACCATTTGTTAATGTATATGATCAAAGTGGTACACCAAGTACCCACGCAATATTAGAGGCTGATGTTAACAATGGTGCTGTAGATACTACATTGACAATTACAAATGCAGGAGCAGGATATGCAACTAGTGGAGTTACATTACATATTATGGGTGGACAAACTACAAGGCCTCCGTATGTAAATGCTAATAAAGATGTCCATTATATGCATGAATATATTTGTATGGAAAAAAGTGCAAGAGATAATAATGCATGGTCTAGAGTTAATAATTGGTACCATATTAATACTATTCAAGCAGTAAACACAATGTTAAATCTTACTAAATCATTTAAATTAGATGGTATTATTGTTGACGACGATTATGCACAACGTCCTATTATAGAATGGGAGAGAGATTTACATTTATATAATTACGGTACACATTTTAGAAAACCTGTTGATATTATTATTACAGAAGCAATGGATCCTGCCGATGCGGCAAACGGTTTTCTATTATCGGGCGGGTCTGCCGCGGCAGAAGTTCATGATGGATATACAGTTCAAGATAACGATAGAGTATTATTTGTTAATTCTTCAAGTGATACATATAATAATAAAATTTATAAAGTTAATACAGCAAATACAGGTGCAACAGCATTAACATTAGAAACAGATGGTAGAGGGGCAGGTCCGCCTACCCATGGTGATGTTGTTACTTCATTAAATGGAACTACATTACAAGGTCAAGATTATTGGTTCGATGGAAGAAATGGACCTACGGCCCAGACATCTTCTCAAACAACATGGAGATTAGCACAAGAAAAAGGTACTAAAAATGTTCCAGTAAAGTTTGAATTATATGATACAACATTTCAACCGCTATCAGAATATAATGAAACAGACTTTTTAGGTAATACAGTTTTTGAATATTTAGAAGACAAAACCACTGCTGATAGATCAGAGGATAAATTTTTAGGTTTTCCGTTAACATATGCAACTACAAATTATTTGTCGTCTACTAATACTTCAAATTTAATGTTTAATAATTCTCATCAACAAACAATGTATTTGTATGATAGAGGTACTATACCAAAAGATATATTAGGGTTGTATTATCTAAGAAAATTTGATAGAGACATTTCTAAATATGATTTTGATAATTGTTGGGAACAAAGTTACAAACAAATTAGAACACCTATTACTGTAACTCGAGATATTACAAATGCAGAAGATGATTTTGTTGTTGATTTAGGTACAACTAATTTCGAACCAGAACGTGATTATAATGTTATAGCAACTACAACAGGATTTGAGTTTTGTTTAAAATCTGCTTATGGGTTTGAAAAACTTTCAGGAATAAATCCTACATTATATTTGGCTAAAGGGCAAACTTATACATTTGATATAACCAACGGAACCACAACCTTTCAAATACAAGATGCAAGTGCCTCGGCATATGGTACAGGTGTTACAAATAATAATACACATAGTGGAATAGTTACATTTGCAGTAAGCGAAACAGAACCTAATGATGTATTATATTATTCTTCACCTAGTGGAACTGGTAAACTTATCATAATAGATAAAGTATTAGAGCAAAGATGGCCAGAAGTATATCATAACGGTGTAAGATTAACTCGTGATACACATTATATTTTTAATGGAAAAAATGTAGTTATACCTTACGAAAGTTCAGGAACAGACGAAACAGTTTCTGATGCTGGTGTACCAGTATTTTCTCCTGCTAATCAAACGCAAAGTACAGATAATTTATTAGCAGTAGGTGACATAGTAGATGTAAAATTTTATACTACAGATACCAGTGCTACAGATGAATGGGCATACGACGTTCCAAACGGACTTAAAAACAATCCAGGCAATGAGGTATTGGGTAATATTTCGTACGCAGAAATATTTCCGCATATGATTGATTTAATTGATAAACACCCTGGTTTAAAAGGTCCGGCATTTGGTAATAATAATTATAGAAGTTTAGGTGGTGAATCAGGATTTGGTGGAACAATTAATCACCAAATATCTCCTTTACTTAAACTTGGTTTAATGTTGGGAAATGAAAATTATGATTTATTATTAGCATTAGATTATACTGCTGATAGTTATAATGTGTTTAAAAAGAAATTCATACAAAAAATTGAACAATTATATGCTTCAATGGATTCCGGCACAAACACAAGTGCATTAGTTGATCAAGCATTATATGATTTAAATTTAGGTAAAAATAATACATTTCCATTTGCAAATAGTGATATGGCGTATTATTTTAATATGGTTGAAAAAACATATTCAGTGACAACATCAACTAGTACATTTACTTTACCTAAAACAATTACAAGAAAAAACCAATATCATAATCATGTGTATGTTTATACAATAGATACCAATGATGTTGAAACATTTGAAACTGAGTTTACTCTAGATCCTAATGCAAATACTATTACATTAGGGACAGCGGTTGCATCAGGAAAAGTTGTCATAAAAGTTAGTATTGACGAAGGATTAAGTTTTATACCACCTACTCTTGCTAAATTAGGCGTTGCTCCAACATATGTGCCAAAAAGTTATGTTGACGATACAGGTTCTAGAACAGTAGTTGTAATTGAAGGACATGACGGTTCAAAAACAGTAGCTCACGATTCAACTATTACAGGTTCGGGATCTGTTTTATCGCACACGATAACAGATTATAGAGATAAAGCATTATTAGAATTAGAAAATAGAATTTATGGACATATACAATCTGAGTTTAATAGCGACGATGACAATATAGTAACCTATTCACATAGTCCAGAATCTAAACGAAAAGATTTAACTTTATTTCCTGGAAAATATCGAACAACGCCATATACAATAACTGATAGAAATAATTTTTATGATAATTATTTTAACGCATTTAAGATTGCTCGAGGTATAACATTATTACCAAATACAGGATATGATGCAAATAATAAATTTACATGGAATTATAGTGCAGATGCTAATGCTAATGGAATAGGATATTGGAGAGGCATTTATAAACATTATTTTGATACAGATAGACCACATTCTCATCCTTGGGAAATGTTAGGTTTTATAGGAAAACCTTCTTGGTGGGATACACATTACGAATGGGTCAATGCTACTAAACGAAATAATATGATTTCTGCCTTGCAAAAAGGAATTATATCTGAACCTGGCCAAACTATTGTTCAAGATATTAATGTTGCGAGGCCTAGTGCTACATTTCCTGTGGCCGTAGACGGAACATTACAAGATCCTGTTACAGCAACTTTAATGTCAAGCCCGACGGCTTTAGAAGCCAAAGCAAGTTGGTCCATAGGTGATAGCAGTCCGATAGAAACTGTATGGGAACGAACATCGTTGTTCCCATATGTAGAAAATGAATTTTTATTTTCAATAAATCCTGCAAAATATTTAGAAAAATATTATGATACAAAAGATAGAATAACTGATAGCGGAAGTAAAGCAATAACAATTGATGTGACAACAGCCCCCAAGGCTGGTAACACCTCTGGTACAGTATTTTATATAGATGGTGTTCAACAAAAAAAGTTAGTATTACAAGCAGGAAATGTATATACATTTAATTTAACAGATTCATCTTATAGCGGACATGATTTTCAATTATCAGAAGCATGGGAAGGCCAGGTCTCTGGACAGTACACAACAGGTTGGGACGAAGCAACTGATGCAACTAAACCTACATTTTCGCCAACTTCATCTACCCCAGAAATATTATACTATTATGATTCACAAGGTGGGCTTTACCACGCCCAAGAAGGTGGTGTAATAGAAGTAGTATCTGTAGAACGTAAAAAACAATTTATATCTAATAAAACAAAAAAACGACATAATTCAAATGAATTGTTCATTCATAATGAAGTAGATAATAATAGTTTATCTAGACGAATATTAGGATTGCAACAACCTATTGTTGATAGATTAATGTTTTTAGGTAATGATATATATGTAGATTTTGCTAGACAACAAAGACAATTGAACACAAAACTAAGTTATAAAATGCAAGGATTTTCTAAAAAATCTTCTATATCTATGCTGGCAGATAGTTTACAATCAGAAAAATCAAATAACTTTATACCAAACGACGACTTAACTATTAAATTTCACAATTCATCACCATATAAAGAATATATTTATAGTGGTGTTGAAATTATTAAAACATCAACAGGTTATGCTGTTTATGGATATCATAATGATAAACCGTATTTTATAATACAAAATCAATTAAAGCCGACAATTAAACAAATTACAGTAAGTGAAACAAATATTCAATTACATTCAGAATTTGATACAGGCACAAAACGGATAGATTATGGTACAGAATTTAAATCAGCAAATGATGTGTATAATTTCTTATATGCTTATGGAAAATATTTAGAAAATGTAGGATTTGAATTTCATTATCCTAATCAAGACGGAGTGTATGAAGACTGGACATTAACTGCCCAACAATTTATATTATGGTCTGAAGCCGAATGGGGCGACGACACATCTATTAAATTAAGTCCTGCAGGTAATTTATTATATTTTAAAACCGCACATGGTCATATAAAAAGTAATGATTATGAATATGGCAGTTTTTATTTAGATGTAAATAAATCTTTATTTGACTCAACAACTGTAGATGTTGATAGACAATTAAATTATGTTACTGTTAAACCCAAGGATGAAAGTAGGGCCATTTATTGTGCTTCGTTTGTTGTATGCGATTATGAACATCTATTAATAATTAACAACAAAACAATATTTGATGATATGATTTATTATCCTATTTTAGGTGATGCAAAACATAGATTTAAAATAGAATATTTAAAAACTCCAGAATGGAATGGTTCATTACATGCGCCTGGTTATTTAGTTTATGGTGACACAATATATGAAAATTTTGATAAAACTGTAGACAATATAACCTCTAGTTATTTTGCATCTGAGCAAACAGGATTGAATAAAGATAGTATAAATGTTGCTAGAAAAAATATTGGTTATGAAAAGAAACAATTTTTAAGAAATATGCGTCTTTCAGAAGATGTGCAATTTCAATTTATGAAAGGAGTAAGCCATTTAAAAGGTACACCTGAAGTTTTTAATAGATTGACTAGAAGTACATTTTTACTTGAAGCAAGTGTTGATATTAATCTAGAAGAAGAATGGATGTTTAGGTTAGGTGAATTTGGTCCTGAATCTAAACAAACAACTAAAGAATTTACACTTAAAAATACAGATATAAAAGCAAATCCTCAGTTAATAAATTTTGGGGAAATTTATCAAGGACAAGCAACAGATTTTGATTATGATACTACTATTAGTATGTTAGGCGGAGACGGAAGATGGTTAGAACAACCATCAACAAATCCTGCTGTTCAATTTAGTACTAGACCTATATTTGATCAATCGATAGATACTCTTGCTGAAATTGAAACGTATGAAAAAGATTTACCTAATGCTGGTTATCCTAGATTAGAAGAAACATCGTATCAAGTTTTTAAATTAGAAGATTTACCTACATTATATGACAAATATAAAAATGACGATAGTTCATTATTATATAAATTACTTCAGACACCAAATTGGAAAGATACATATACCTATGCAAAAGGATATTATGTACGATATAAAGGTAAGCGATATACTTCTACTAGAATTATAAATGCCGCCGCTAAAAGTTTTTATGGTATAGTAAATGCAAAATACACAAAAACTCATGCAAGTGGTAATTTAGCAGAACTTGTAATTGAAAAATGTGTTTTCACAGTTGATGGTATTACTAAAGTTACTGCAACTGCTGATCCTTATCTTTATGGTATAACAGGTGTTACGGCTAGATTCGGGGAATTTGATTTTTCGTATTATACGCCATCTGCCTCATTATCAAATAGTACAGTTGATCCGGCTGTAGCCAAAGGAGCAGACGCAAATGGTGATTTTACTTATATACTTTCGTTTGCAGATGGTCAAGTTCCTGCTGTTAATGTTCCAGCAGATGACGATAAAATGTATTTGTCAGCATTTAATTATAAAACAGATGCTGAAGCGGCAGATAGTACTGTATTAGATAGATGGATAGAAACAGGTGAAGCAGGATTATTTAATGTATGGACAGCAGACACAGGAGCAGGCGATTGGTCGACATTCAATCTTCAAGATGATAATTTTGGAATTGAACAAATTTGTAAAGGATATGAAACTGGTGACGAAGCCCTTATTAAATTAGGAGTTGATCATAATTTAGCTGAAGGTGATTATGTTATGATTACAGGTGCAGAAAATAATCCTGCACTAAATGGAATTCATAAGATAACCGGATTTCCAACAGGATCAGATTGTCAAACATGTGGATTAAGAGAAAATAAACAATTTTATATAGATGAATTTGTTGGTAGCAATGAAGTATATGGTAAAGTATTTGCATTTCGAAAAAGTAGATTTTCGGATTATTCGGCAATGTTTGCTTCTATTGCCAACACAAAATGGAACTGGGTAACTAATAATTATGCTTATTGCGATGCATACTATGATGTCCAAGCTCAAGCAATAGGTGCCTCATCCGCCGCAGGTTCGTATAACCCATCATTTGCAGGTGGTACTTCATTTACATTGACATCAAGTTATGAATTAGTATATCCAGCAACAGCAGGTGATTTAGATGTATTTGTAGGAGAGTTTAGACAAAAATTTGAACCTGGAAGTGGAGGCACAAAGGCATGGGAAGTAATAGGAACTACTATTATATTTTATCCTGAAAATTTAGGTGGCACTTTTCAAGCAGGACAACCATTGATGATTGTTTATAAGAATAGAACTAGAGGCTGGGGTTCATTTAAATATGATGCTACTAATAGAACATTTGTTGAAATGAACAAACAACAGCCAAAAGCAGACACAGGACAATTAGCAAATGTTATTGTATATGATTATGAACAAAATAAAGAATTAGCAAGAGCAGAAGTATGGGATCCGTTTAAAGGTATAGTACCTGGAATTGCTGAAGCAGAAATTGATATTATTTCAGGTTATGATCAAGCATTATATAATGCTACAACTCAAGACACAGAAACATTAACTTCAACACGAAATTGGGGGCAACATGAGGTTGGTATTTCATGGTGGAATTTAAATACTGTTCGATATATAGAATATGAACAACCGTTAGATTTAGATTATACATTTAAACATTGGGGAGAACAATTTCCAGGTTCTTCGATGGATATATATGAATGGACAAAAAGTACGGTTGCACCCGATGAATGGGTTACGTTAGTTGAAGGTAATTACGAAATAGATGGTGAAATTGCATCAGGTGAAGCATATACAAAAATTTTAAGTGGAGTTACCCATTACTATTGGTGCGAAGAAGAAGCACTCGATCCACAAACAGGACAAGTATCTACATTTTATTATTTTTGGGTTAAAAATAAAACTTCAGTTCCACAAACCCAATCTCATAGAGAAATATCTACAAAAGTAATTGGAGAATACTTAAATGATCCTACCGCACAAGGACTTTTTTGGGCGGCTCCTGGAGGTGCATCAAATATTATAACTGGTAATGTAGGTGAACGATTAACCCAAAATTCTGTTTTTCAAATAAACTTTACTAGCGATATTGATGATTCACATAAAGAATGGATTACTATTAGAGAAGAAGATCAAGAAACAACAATACCAAATAGATTTGCTAATAGACTTCATGAAAGTATTTTAGGTATAGACGAAAATAAAGATTTATTAAAAGTAGCAGGAATTGAAGAAGATCAAAATTATACATACACAACACCTACACCAACAGGAGCAGGACTTTTTACATTTGTTAAAGCCTCAGCCGCTTTAACTTCCGATGATAGTGATGTAAGAGATGTGAAGTTTAACACAGACGGAACTAAAATGTTTATGTTAGGTAGAGCCAATGATAAAGTTTATGAATATTCGGTATCAACCGCATTTGATGTTTCGACAATAACTTATGCTCAGTCGTTAGATGTTAGTGGTCAAGACGTATCTTCAAATAGTATAGAATTTAATACAGACGGAACTATATTGATTATGTTAGGTCAAAATAATGATAAAGTTTATGAATATGCTTTAAGTACAGGTTTTGATCTCTCAACTGCCTCCTATACAGATAGTTTTGATATTAGTACTCAAGAACTCCAGCCTTATGGTTTGGCATTTAATAATGATGGAACTAAAATGTATGTTACGGGTTGGGCAGGCGATGATATTAATGAATATACATTAACAACAGGTTTTGATGTTTCTACAGCAACATATTCTCAAAATTTTGATGTTAGTTCTCAAGCCGGAAAACCATCAGCAGTACAATTTCAATCAGATGGAACTACAATGTATGTTTTAAATGGAAGTGGTGCTCCGACAATATTCAAATACACATTATCAACAGCATTTGATGTTTCAACAGCATCCTATTCAAATAAATCGTTTGAGGTAACAAATGAAGAAACTAAACCAAGAGGCTTTTGCTTTAATAATAATGGACTTCAAATGTTTCTTTGCGGTTGGCATGGAGACGACATTAATGAATATACTGTACATGGTGCTTCAACAACATATTCTGCTAAAAAATATAATTATGACTGGAATCAAAAATTAGAATATATGGCAAATGATGTTGTTAAAAGTAGTACTAAATTGTATAAAACACATAAAGAGTTGCCCTTAGTTAAAACAAATACTAAATTATCCATTGATAACCAAACTACTACTATTCAACTTAGAATAGGAGAAAAAGCAGGCGAATTAACTTTTCCTGCTTCTGTTGAGATAGGCACTCCTCCAGCAGAATCAAATACATATGGTTTACCATATGAAAATGTAGTAGCGTATGCATATGCAAATATAGTAAGTGGTAAAGTTGATAGTATTGTTATGAATCGTCCAGGACAAGGATATAATTCAGCAACTCCTCCTACTGTTACTATAAGTGCCCCAACGTCAGAAGGCGGGATTCAAGCAACTGTGATAGATTCAGATATAACAATTGTAAATGGTGAAATTACTGCTATTGCTATGGATTCCACTAGAAAAGGATCTGGATACGAAAGTTCTTATGCAGTTATAGACGAAGGCGAATCAAACGAAGAAATTCTAGAATTAAAATATTATGATAGATTTGCTACACGAAGGTTCAATGCAGATGTTAATATGTTAACAAATGGAGACTTTGAACAAAAAACTACTGCATTTTGGAGTACAAAATTAGGTACAATAGATCCTACAGGTAAAGTTGCTACCGTTGCAATTTATGGAGGTGGTACTGGGTATTCATCTGGTATTGCCGCAACAACTGGTGGTTCGGGCACAGGATTAACTCTTGACATAACACAAATAAACGGAGTAATTCAATCTGCTACAGTACAAACAGGCGGCGGTGGATATACAGTTGGTGATGTTGTATCGGTATTAGGCGGAACAGATGGTACTTTTACAATAGCAACTGTTAATTCGAGTGCCGTTGTATATGGACTTGCAAGTGGTGTATATACTGGTGCAAGCCAAAATGCAACTCATTATGTTGGACAAAGAAGTTTAAAAAATGCAAATTTAGCTGGAGGTACAATATTACAAAATATACAATACCAAGGTAAAGCATTGTTTAAAACAAATACTTCATTAGATTCTGTAAAATTAAAATATGGACATTCGGCAACTGATGTAGATTTTGATGCAATGACGGCTGTTACTTTAACACCAGCAGTATCATCTGAAAAAACAAGTCTTGGAACAACATTGGTTTATAGTGTTCAAGGAGAATTTGTTTCTAGCACAGACGATTATCATGCAATGTGGTTAGAAATAGAAGTACCCGATTCAAACGGTTTTATAATGCATATAGATAGTATGGAATTTACTAATCCAGCAGTAGGTGATAGAATTATAGTAGGCAGAGCCGCTCAATCTACCACCGCAGTAGCTCATGATCAATATGCTACGTTTAAAGAATTAGGTAATTTTAATAGGCAACGATGGCAGGAATTATTAACTTATAACTGGATCGATGATAGAAATATATCAGTAGATTCACCTAATATGGTTCCTAATTTACGATTACATAATATATTTAGATATGGAGGGCAAATTCGGCCTTATAAACAAAGTTGGATTAAAAGTAGAGTAGCGGCAATAAGAGCATTAATACAAAATGCAAATAAAAATTTATTAAAAATAAATTTAAGTGATTCATATTTAAATTGGAAGAAACATTTAGGACAAAGTTTTGCTAAAGGTAATTCAACTTTTGCTCCTCAAGATTATTGGAAATATGTTGATTGGTTTCATCCAGACTTTACTATTAGTTCATCGTCTGTTGCACAATATACAGTAGGTGCAAGAAATGAATTATATGATGTAAATGAAGATGTTTATTCTGTAGTAAGGGTAGATAGTGACGATGCAGATGGTAACTGGGCATTCTATCAATGGGTAGACGATAATTGGTTTAAAATAGGTAAACAAAACGGAACTATTGAATTATCAAGTTTATTGTATGATGTCCAAGATATAGATGCAGGTTGGGATGCCGCAGAATATGATATAGGTGGTTGGGATAAAAATTATACAAATGAACTACAAGCAATCTTAAAAGGTTTACACGAAGATATATTTATTGATACATATAAACAATACTATAAAGAATTATTCTTTACAGTTATACATTTTATATATGCAGAACAAACCAATTTAGATTGGGTTGCTAAGACTACATTTTTACAATTACAACGAAAAACTCCAGGAGCTCTTACTCCAAAAACATTTGATGTAGGTAGTGAAGAAGATATTTTAGCATATCTTAATGAAGTTAAACCGTATCATTCTAAAATTGAAACAGTTTTTGATTCTAGAACATTTGAAGAAGAAATTAATGCTTCAGCAGATGAAGTTGTCGATATAAGAGTACAAACTAATACATCAGGTAGTACAGAAACTGCCAATTCTAGAGCATTTAGAATGTTTATTGATAACACAGGTACACGAATTTATGAAACAATGATAGATGCAAATAAAACAACAACAACCGAAGTTCTTGATTCAAAGGAAACAGAAATATCCGTAACATCAATAACACCACTCCCTACAGCACCAGGAGAAGTCGTTATTGGGGCTGAAAGAATACGATATGAAACAACAAATACCGGAGTTCTTCAAGGTTGTACCAGGGGTGTAGCCGGAACAGCGGCGGCAACTCATGCATCAGGTGTAACAGTAACATCAGCAGGGCCTACAGTGGCACTTCCGGTAGATCCTGATCCTGAAGCATATAATGCATTTAATGATGATGGAACTACTACAATACAAAGTAGCACGAATACACAAGCGGCTCTTATAAATGTAGGAAAAGGAACCATATAAATATTAATATAGGGTATTATAAATGAAAAGTAATCTTAATATAGATATGCAAGGACACGTTAAAATATTTGATGTAGATACAGGTGAGATCCTTGTCGATAAAGCAAATAAAATACATGCAGAAAATATGAGCAGATGTATTGCAACTACACTAAGCAATAAAGATCATTTTTCTTTATATGAAATGCATTTCGGAAATGACGGTACAATTATAGATGCTCAAGGTAATATTACATATAGAGAACCCAAAGTTACTTTAGCAAATGATGATTTATATAATGATAGGTTCTTTAAAAATGTTGATGTGTTAGATGCCGATAATACAGACATAACAGAAAATAAAATGGATATTGCATATACAGATGGAAATGCATATACAGATATTATAATAACATGCACTTTAAATTATGATGAACCGGTAGCAAGCGATACAAATTTTAATTTAGCAAGTGCAGATCAAAAAGCAGACGATGCTACTATTGATGGAAATTTTGTATTTGATGAATTAGGTTTAAAAGCAAAATCAGCAGATGGAAGAAATCAAGGATTATTATTAAGCCATGTAGTATTTCATCCAGTCCAAAAAAGTGCAAACAGAAAGATTCAAGTTCTATACACAATTAAAGTGAGAACCAACTATACAGCAAGTTAAAAGGTAGAAACAATGCCATATGATGTAAAAAATTACAAGGGTGCTTCAATAGCAAGTGTACTAGAAGGTACAGTTAACACCCAGACCCCTTTAAAATTAGTAGGGCAAAACTATAAAAATTATGGACAACTTATTGCAGAAAATTTTGTTCATATAGTAGAAAATTTTTCTAGAGATATTGCACCTACTAATCCTATTGTTGGCCAACTTTGGTATAAACCATCGGATGGTCACATATACATGTTAGACCAAGATGCTAACAACAAAACCAAATGGAAGTCAATGGCTACATTGGATATTAGGCCAACAGATCCTGTTGATGATGCAAGTGGATATACACCTCGAGAAGGTGATTTTTGGTTTAATAGTTCGGCTGATGCTGGTATATTAAACATACGATATAAAAATGACGAAACAGGTGCCTTACAATGGGGTCAACTTAGTGTACCTGTTGCCGCAGATGCAACATTGCTTTTTCAAAATGTTTACGATGATTCTGCCGCAGGACAAACAACTACGCCCCCGGTATCTCATGCATGTATTAAATTTGTTGTTGATAGCAGGGTTATTGGTATATATTCTACCGGTGAAAAAGAATGGTCACCTTTAGGAAAATTAGATGGCACACCTTTACAAATTCAAAGTGGTGGATCTTCTGTAACATATGATGTTGAATCTCATCCTGATGGATCTGCATTACATACATCATTTCCGTTTGTAAATGCAGGATTAACATTATCTGGTGCGTATGATCCAGATCTTCAAACAGGATCTACCGAAGGAAGAGAATATCAAGTTAAATTTCCTGCTCCAGGAGCAGGCGGTACTATGGCGGAAGGTTATCCTGTTATTAATAAGTCATTGCAGTCAATTGAATCAATTGTTATAACCAATCAAGGTAGTGGTTATACTACATCTACCGTTAGTACATGGAATACAAATGGTGCAAGTGCTTTTGATCAAATACCCGCAGGACAAGGACCTTCAGGAACAGCACCAGCCCTTACTGCTGTATTAGGAACAGCAGGAACAGAATTTGAAGATAAAATTATATCTGTTACAATAGGTAATGATACAAATGGAAAAGCAGGCGGTAATGGATATTTTACACCTCCTATTAAACCTGCTTTATCAGGTAATATTCGTATAGGAAGAAATGCAACTGATTTTGCAGATTTTAGTAATCTTCAAGCAGGATTTGGTAGAAAAATTACAACAATTAGCATATTAAATGCTGGTACAGGTTATACTAATGGTACTATAATTATTCAGGCTCCTACTGGAGAAGCAGGCACCACAGCAACCGCTTCCATTACAACAGATGCTGGTGTAATTACTGCCGTTACAATAGCTAATCAAGGTGATGGTTATACATATGCTCCTTCTACTACAAATGGAGGAATAACATTTACAGGTACAGCAGGTGCAGGAAATGGCGATGCTGTATTAATGGCTGTATTAGGAGATGATAGATTATTATTAGATAGTAATGCTATTAGTGGTGATAAAATACATGGTGGAAATATATCTAGTTTTGAATCAGGAGCTATTAGTGATCTTACTAATTGGCACAGAAACGATCCAGGTATTGCAGGGTTAACAACAAGAGATGGATATGGTACAGACGAAGGCGAAACAGGCAACGAAACTTCGGTTCATGATAACGATAAAACTGCATGGTCTGGTTATACATATGGTGGAGGAGCAGGTGCATGGAAAATGGATATTTTAGATTCATCAGATGCACTACAACGAAGACGAGCAGGTTATGTTAATGTTACATACGAACGAGAGCAAACATTAGGTACTTCATCCGGAGCAGTAACAGCCGATGGAGGATTAAGAGTAGATGGCGGAGCCCATATAGGTAAAAATTTACACGTTAACGGTAGTATGTCTGTAACAGGATCTTTATATACTGGCGGTAATATTAATAATATTGAAGTAAACAATTTAACTATTGAAGATAATTTAATAGAACTTAATAAAAGCCAAACAGACTTGGCACCAGCAAATTCAGGATCCGCCCCACTAGAAGGTATTTCGGGTTTATTTATAGATAGAGGATTGCTTGCAAATAATCAAGTTCCATTTTCTACACTATTATGGGATGATTCAGATTTTGCATTATCCGGTACAGTAGTAACAGGTGGCGGACCTATTAATAAACAAGAAGACTTTTTTAAGTTAGGTACATTTACTGGTAAAACTGAAGGTGATTTAGAAAATGAAGAAGCCGCAGGCGATGATCCAGAAGATGGATCTTTAAACCAAGATACAATTTCTGGTTTTAAGTTAGCAAATTTAGATGCATTGATGTATACTGCTCAAGCAGGTGTTAAATGTGATATAATAAGTGATAGTCAAGGACACGAAGCAGTACCAACTGATAGAGATGTTGGTGGATTTATTGCTAGATATAACGGATGGCCTCAAGATAGTGCGGCCGCGGCATACCCAAATACATTGGCAGATGCTGATACTGAATATAATGATGCTGGTGGTTATCCAGGTAAAGATCTTATTTTAGTTGATAGTGACGAAAGAATTGTTAGAGGTGAGTTTCATTTTTATAGAGATGCATATCCTTGTGATGGATCTGATTCATTGGTGAATACAGGAGTTAGCATCGGTGAAGGAGGAGCATCATCTACTAAGGTAAGTGGTTCTAGTGGTGACAATTTATTTGTTATTAGAGATGGAGCAGTAACTACTCAAGCTGATTCACCAGGGACATTTATGAGAGGATCGGGAGGACCTGGTGCTAGATGGAATACACAGGGAGCTACAGCAATAGATTTAGATGCAACAACTCCAGATATAACATCTGCAACTTGGGCAGGAGTAGATATAACAAATAGTTTTCTAGAAGATCCAATATGGTTTGTTGATAATGGTGAAGGCCAAGTATGTGCTTTACGAGAAGGTAGGGCAATAGGATGGAATAGACCAAGAATTCATGTACATGATACAGATACCGATTATGGAACAGGAGCATTTGTAATACCTACTGTAGGAGCAGATGGCACTATAGCAGGTGTTGAAGTGATGACTAAAGGAAAACATTACTCAGAACAAGGCCCTGTAGGTATAGTAGGTGAGGCAAGAGATTCAACTACTGCAAATGCTAGTTTAGGACAAAATGCTGTAATTGCAGTACAATATTCTTCAGGTACTGTAAATGGTGCATCAGCTTCTCAAGCAGGTAATAATTATAGAACACCTAAACCTTTTAAAGAAGTAAATTCAACTAAGTTTAATGGTGTATTGTGTTCGGATCCATCCCAAGCAGTTTCAACTCCTAGTCCAATGATAGACGGACCTCATGTAACTGATAGTTCTCAAAAATTTGTAGGTTTATATCCTATAATGGATGGACATAATGATGGAGCATTTGACCAGGAAAAACCATTTGACGGATCAGGCATGACAATTGGTACTCATAATTTACATTATGCTGATGGATTTATTAAAAATATAAGAGTTGAAAATCATTGGGATGTTGAAGAACATTTAACTATTTTAAATAGAGCAACTCATTCATCAGGGACAACTGCTAAAGCAACAACTAATTTAGGAGCAATAGCAACTCATAAAGGTGCAGGAGAAGTTTTTATATATGCATTAGGTGGACCTGATGATGCAGGTAAATTTGGTAAATTTACAGCATATGCTGAATCACAAGGCGATTCAGCACCAGCAGAGGCTAATATTCATACACATGTTAAAGGTGATTCTTTAAGTACAGTTGATATTAGAGCAGAAGCCGATGGTAATCATACTGCTGGGGTTCAAGAGAGTAAAGTATATGTTAGATCATCTGGTGCTCCGACAGCCTCAGGTTCAACTCTTTTTCCATACGGACAGCGAACAGTATGGGGTGGGTCGGCCGACAGTAATATAGAAATTGAAACCAAAGCCGATGACGGAAACGAAGTTCATCTTCAAGCAACAGATATGGTTGTAATAGAAAAACATGATACTATAGGTAGAACATCAGCTACTCCAGTCGGAACTGTTGGGACAATGGCCGATTGGTTAACTAGATTTGAAGTAGATGCAAAAGATACAAGATTAAATGGTCATATACACTTAGGTGATGGAACTTTAGTTAATCCCGGTACAACTGATTTATGGGATAGACATGTATTTTTTAATTCATTTATCGGTTCTCATGTAATGCCAGCAACAGATAGTACTGATCTTAATGCAACACTTACTGGTGAAGGTTGGGATTTAGGTGCAACAAATGCTGAATTAAGTATTTCCCAACATCATGCCGGATTAACAGCAACTGGTACCACTAATAAACGTTGGCGTACAATTTATGTAAGAAATATTAGTGCCGGATCCAATACATCAACTGGATTAATAGATGGCGATTGGTCCTTAACTGCTGGATCAACTTTCCAAGCAACATATACCGCTGACTTAGCAGAACGTTATGAAGCAGATGATAATTTAGAACCAGGAACAGTAGTTGCTATGGCTGGTACTGCTGAAGTAACAGCAACTACCTCTGAAAATGATGAAGATGTTTTTGGAGTAGTATCTACAGAACCTGCATTTATAATGAATGGAAGAGCAGGTACAAACGAAACGCATCCATTAATAGCAATGACCGGGCGGTGTCCATGTAAGGTTGTTGGAAAAATAAATAAAGGCGATAGATTAGTGTCATCCTCAACACCGGGCAGAGCCAGAAAAGCAGACTTGACAAATGATTCAGTATTTGCTATAATAGGTAGAGCGATTGAGGCACATGACTCTGACGGAGAAGGCACAATAGAAATCGCCGTTACTAGAAACTAATATAGGAAACTAGATGGCCGAATATCAAAATAGATCCGGTTACAATGTAGGTATTGTTGGCGGATCAGGTGGAACTGAACCACCTGATACTATTGAAGCACAATGGGTAAGAAAACTAGAAAGAGATTTGTGGGTTAGGTTTTGGGGTCCAGGTCCTATTTGTACGGATTGGGACGACAAAAACGAATACGAACGAGCCTGTGGGTGGAACCAATCTGCTAGTTATGATGCAGGCACATCTGGTTCAGGAAATCAAGCCGCAGGTATGGGCGATATGTCTGGAAATCCCGATTCTCATATTTCTGCTGGAGGATCTGGATCAAATCCAATATCTACTTCTGATCCAAGAGATGCTACTGGATATGGAAAATATACAGTACTACCTAATATAACTAATGCTACTAAAGCAAATCCATGTAGAGTTACATGTGTAGGTCATGGCTTATTAGATGAAGCCCACGAAGGCGGTACTTTATCTGCTCATAATTATATACAAATAGTACGTGTCCCTTCAACTAGTATGCATCAATTAAATGAACAATATTTTTATGCAAAAGTTATTGACGCCGATACATTAGACTTATATGATAATGAAGCAATGACAGTTCCCCATGATGCTAGTTCTTATCAAGTATGGGCAGGATCGGGAGGACATATTAATTTTGTTATAGATTTTGTTGCAGGAACTGGTTTAGCAGGTAATTACGAACGAACAACTTCTATTGCTAGAGATCAATATATAGCAATACAACAAAGAATAAATGCCGCAATAAAACGTACAGGGCAATCTACTTTTGCTACAGGTAATAGCAAGAAAACTCTCGATCTTGTAACAGAACATGGATCAATGAGAAAATCAGATGGTTCTTCTACTACAGATATAAATGAAGATATGGGACGAGTTCGGGATGATCATGTAAATGCAATGTCGGCTGAAATAGAACGGATAGGAGGAGCGGAGTCGGTTCCTCCTAATACATCTTCATTAGGTGGTTATAATTTTCATAAATTACATGTAGACGGAATATATGCTCCTTATACAACTAATAATAAAGATGAAGATGTTTATTCCGACTCTTTGTCGGCTGTAAGCGGATCACTTCCAAGCAACCATGCTTGGGGTTCAGATACTTGGTCTCAGAGTTATAGTGGTCTACCATGGCCTTGGAGTGCTTCCGGCGGGACCGATTATGGAAAAGATAGACCATTTGTTGAAGCTCGCATGACTTTTAATGATTGGAATCATTTGCGATATTGGTTTAATCAAGGTGGTTGTTGTACTTTTTGGCCTCATTATAATAGTAACGGATCGTGGGGTGGTAACATGTGGGCAATGTTGGCTCGTGCTAATGAAGATAGTAATACTAGTAAAGTCTTTGCAGGACAATTTAATCCTTATCATGAAAATGCCGCACTTATAAGTTCAGGGTATATCGGTTTTACCTCTGGTGGATCTGGTAATGGATGGCCAGTTACTGGAGATTGTATTAGGGTGCATGGATTAGGAGATAAGGCAAATGCATATTTTAGTGGCGGTGGTAGTGGTACAACCAACGGAACAACAATAACAGGACTTTCAACAACAAATATGGCTACACACGATATATTACATGTAGGTGATTGGATAGGTGAAATCGAAACTATAACTGATGCTTCAACCGTTGAGCTTTATCAAAATCTTCGAGGAATATCCGGAACCGTATATGATAATGCCACACATGGTAATTTAGTTAGCTATAACTGGGCATGTAGCAAATGGTACAGAGCTTGTCAATATAATGGTGCCGCTAGTTTATATGGAACTGATATATCAGGTTCACAAACAGCACCTGGGGACGGAGGATGGATTCATTTTGATTGGAGATTTGTAAAAGATCCTGGTCAATCAAATAAGCCATGTATTTTTTATAGAATGATGTATGATAATGCAGGAACTAATTGTACAGTTCATGGGTCAGGAACATTACGAATTGGCATGAGATCCCCAGACGCCGTGGGTTATTTTTATCCTGAGCAAGGTAATCCAGCAATAGCTAAAGATAATGCGTCATCTGCCGAAAACCATAGTGGATTTTTTAGAACTTAAATAAAAGGAGAAAATGGATAGTAAATTAGAAAAAGCATTAGACTTTTCAAACTTTAGACAAACACTTTATAACCAACAACAAACATTATTTTCAAAAGTAGAAGACCTAAAACTTCTAACATACAGAGACAGACTTATTAAAACAACAGAACAACTTATTGCATTAACTAAAACTATGATAGATTTAGAGTATGCAGAATTTGTTGTAGATGATGTTAATGGAAATCCTGTTAAAATAGACGATCCAAAAGACTTTTTAGAAAATATTGTTTACACATATGCAAATGCAAAAAATGAACACTTCCAAGGATACGAAAAAATCCGAAAAGCAAGATCAATTAAAAAGCTCGTTAACTTCGAGTAAAGGCGCAATATTTTTTGCGTATAACAACGAACAATTAAATTATATTAAGTTAGCATGTTTAAGTGCGGCTTCTGTAAAAAAGCATTTAAATTTGCCTTGTACTATGATTACTGATCAAGGATCGTTAAATCATTCTAAAGAAAGTAATATATTTGATAATGTTATAGTACACGAAAAAAGCGAATCTACACCAAACATTCGTAACTATTTTGATACACCATATGCTAATTATAAAGCACAATTTAACAATTTAAATAAGCACGAAGTATTTACATTATCGCCATATGATCAAACTATATTATTTGATGTAGATTTTTTAGTCAATAATGCTGTACTAAATTTAGCTTTTGATGTAAATTCGCCTATACAATTATATAAAAATGCACAAACATTAAAAAATACAGAACCAGATCATAATTTAGATAGAAGATTAAATGATGTAGGTATTCCGTTGTATTGGTCAACTATTATATATTTTGATAAGTCTTCTATATCAAAAATGTTTTTTGATATGTGGGCCCATGTAAAAGAAAACTATGATTACTATCAATCTTTGTATAAATTTCCAGAGGGAGTATATAGAACAGATTTTGCAGTCAGTATTAGTATGCATTTATTAAAAGGATTTAATGATTGTGTAGATGATATATTTACAGAATTACCAGCATCACCTATGAAGTACATGGCATATAAAGATGATATTGCAAATGTTGACAAAAATGGTATTATATTTTTTGCTAATGATTATAAAGAAGAATGGAATAATATTTTAACATATAGTGAAGGTGAAAATTTACATATGATGAACAAACGTGCTATTGAAAGGCACTATGATAAATTAATGGAGTTATATGTCTAGGGGATATTTAATATATGCAATAGATGAACCTTATATAAGTAAGGCAACTGCTCTTAAGAAAAGCATTGAACATCATACCGAAGATGATGTTACTATAATATCTAATAATTTTCCTTATGAAGATATAACTAAAAAATTCGATAAACAAAATAATAATACATATATTAGTAATTTATTAAATATATGGCAGTTATATTGGGCTTCAAATTATGATGAAACTATTGTACTAGATGCTGATATGTTGTTTCTAAACGACTATTCTTATTGGTGGGATTATTTGTCTAAATTTGATTTATTATTTCCTAATACAATAATAAATTATAAACAAGAAACAATAAAACATGAGCAGTATGATAAAATCTTAACAGAACACGGAATACGCCCAGCATATGAAAAAATGTTTTATTTTAAAAAAGGACAATTTGCTCAAGAATTTTTTACAATGTTAGAACAAATTTTAAAAAATTATAGATCTATAAGTACAGAAATATTTCCAAATAGTCGCCCAACATCACTTAGAACAAGTCACGTATTTCCTGCTTGTATAAAGATGTTAGGTATAGAAGATTCAGTATATGATAAAAATAACGTATTTAAATATATAGATATGAAATTATCATGCTTGAATGCCAAGACATTAAAATGGGACGAAGATTTAGGACATTGGGGCGATATAACAAACCTTTATATAGAAAATTTTAATCAATATTATCCAATACATTATAGAAATGCAGAAATACATACATTATGAAAAATGGACTGGGTTAATTACTGGTCATACACGAGAAAAATCTGATTGTTGTATTAAAGATAATATGCCTACCGATGATATTTATGATTATATTGTATTTGATGATAAATTATGTAAAAGAGATAATATAGTTAGAACACCATTAGAAAAAAATCTTTCAATTATAAAATATGGTAAAACAGCCACAGTAAAGTTAAATATATTTCCTGATGAAAATATTTTAAAAATAATAATTGATAAGTATTTTATAGAATCATTTATAGATGCTTATCAACTTGATAAGATTCAATTTATTCATCCAATATTAAAAATATATATTCATTCTAAAAAAAGTCCCGAGTTATTAGGTACATTAGAAGTAAATTTAGACGAATATTTTAAAACAGGAAAATACGAACAAGATATTTCTACTATTTTAAGTAAAGTAAATGTAACTGATTTAATATTCAAAACCAAACGGTGTTTCGAAGAATATGCATATGAAATTAATAAAAATATTGCACAACCAAAAGTTGTTGATAGAAATTTACTAGATAATAATATTCATTTAGAAATTGTTAAATTTAGTGATTGGGACTTATTAGTTAGAAATCATATTAAATATTGGGAAGAATTTGAATCTGTTTTAAACGATAAAATTACAATTTTTTTTACTGATAAAAAGAATAAAAACAAATTAGAAATTAGTTTTTCTTTTAGATTAGCTAATATAAAAGAAAATAATTTTATTATGATTAAATTGCCTTGGCAACAAATAGATAATATTTTTTTAGAAGATAAAGCACTTTACGTTAATAAAAATTATCTCAACATAACTTATACAAATGAAAATACCAGTAACTGAACTAGATATTATATTCATCTCATATGATGAACCTAATGCTAATGCAAATTTTGCAGATTTACAAAGGAAATGCCCATGGGCAAAACGATCACATGGCGTATTCGGTAGTGATGCGGCACATAAAGCCGCGGCAAAATTATCAGAAACAAATAGATTTGTTGGTGTAGATGCTGACAACATTGTTGATCCTGATTTTTTTGGTGCAGAAATTGATACAGATAAAATAGAAGATGATTGGGTAATTAGTTGGTCAGGTAAAAATGATGTTAATGGGCTTGTATATGGTAATGGAGGATTAAAATGTTGGCCAAAACATGTAGTAGAAAATATGCGAACACACGAAGCATCTAATATACTTGGTTCGGCAAAATCACTTATAGAATTTTGTTGGGATGTACGTTATGTTCAAATGAATAATGTTTATAGTTATGTACATAATAATTCTACACCATACCAAGCATACAGAGCAGGGTTTCGTGAAGGTGTAAAAATGAGTTTAGATGAAGGTGCTAAACTTAAAAATAAACCTTTAACAATGTTGCATAATAAAAATCTTAAACGATTGTTAGTATGGATGACAGTAGGAGCAGATGCACTTAATGGCTGGTGGGCAATATATGGTGCTCGATTAGGTTGTTGGATGACAAATGCAACTGATTGGGATTATACACTTGTACGTGACTTTAAATGGCACACAGAGTTTTGGGAAACGGAAGTATGGCCCAAATTTGAAAATGATATCGGCCATAAAAAATTATTAGAAGAAGTTTTTGAATTGGGTAATAAAATTCGTGACGATTTAGAATTACCAATAGCAGAAATGGATGTACAAAATAGTAAATTCTTTAAAGAAGTGTATGTAAGTCCTACCCGAACTGCACCGTTAATTAGAGAAGATCAAATTGAATGATGTAAAAAAATTATTAGATGATATATCTCCTACTTTTTGTTTAGCAAAATGGTTGTATGTCCAAATACATTTACCTCACGGTCTTACACAAAGTTGTTATCATCCTCCTGCCCATAAAATTCCACTAGAAGAATTAGAGCAAGATCCTGGTGCGTTGCATAATACAAAATTTAAAATAGCAGAACGCAAACAAATGGTACTTGGTAAAAAACCATCTGGTTGCGACTATTGTTGGAAAATAGAAGAACTAAACAATTCTAAACAAATAAGTGATCGGGTATACAAATCATCAGAAGAATGGGCAGTTGAAAATTATGATTATATAACTGATAATGAATATAATTTTAATGTAAAACCAGCCTATTTAGAAATTAATTTTAGTCATGCATGTAATCAAAAATGTATATATTGCTCACCTCATCTAAGTAGTACATGGTATGAAGAAATAGAAGAATTTGGACCTTTTAAACTAAAAACTTTAGGTAAAAAATTTAATCACTCAACAACAATAACGGAAGTAGATCATTTACACAATGATATAAGATATTTAGAACAGCAAGAAAAATTACCATTTGAGGTACGTAAAGAAAATAAAGTAAAGAAAAAGGATAATCCTTATGTAAAAGCATTTTGGAAATGGCTTCCTGATATCTATGATAATTTGCATTATTTTCGAATGACCGGAGGGGAGCCTTTAATGCATAAAGATACATATAAAGTATTAGATTATGCATTAAAATATAAAAATAAAAAATTGCAAATGGGCATAACTAGCAATTTTTCTCCTGCTGATGATAAACTTATAGATAAATTTATTGATAAATTATTTAATTTAGAACGAGTAAAATCATTAAAACATTTTATGCTTTTTGTAAGTTTAGATTCAATAGGTAAAAAAGCCGAGTACATTCGTTCTGGTATGGATTGGGGGAAAATAAAAACTAATATTGATAAATTTTTAAAATTATATGAAAAACCAGCAACTGTGTTTGTTGAAGATCCAGAAGACGGAACACCTTCACACGATAAAGATGGTAAATTATTGTGGAAAGAATACATAGTAGGTAAAAAAACATTTGATGATATAACTACGTTATCAGAAATAGGAGAAAAAGGAGTTATTGATAAATTGCCTTCAGAAGTTATTGGATATGAATATGAATTTACATACAATTTTTGGTTATATTCGTGTAGTATGTCTTTTATAAACACTTTTAATATTTTATCTATATCTTCTATACAAGAATATCTTAGATTTATATTAAAATTAAGACAAAAATATAATGGTTTTAGAGACAGACAAATGATATGGTTTGATTTACCTATTTTAGAAAATCCTAATTGGTTGTCTGTAGATATTTGTACAAAAGATTTCCTTCAATATATGTGGGATGCAGAATATTTTATGAAAGAAAATTCAATTAAAAATACGTCTTCTTTGGTAGGTTTTGCAGATTTTGAAATAGAAAAATTTCAACGCAATATACGATATATGGAAGATAAAATTTACGGACAGAATAATTATATTATCCAAAGAAAAAATTTTATTTCATATATTGATCAGTTAGATAAAAGGCGGAATACTAATTTTTTAAAAATATTTCCAGAATATAAGGAGTTTTACAATTTATGCAAGCAAGGCTAGAAGGTATTAAAAGTATAGATTTAACAAAATTTTTAAAACATGTAAATTTGTATGATAACGATTTACCTGATAAATTTAAAAAAAATTTTGTTAATTGGATTTCAAATTCTAAATTAAACACAATAGAAGGGTTAGATAAATTTAATTCTATATCTCTATCTAATGGTTCTATTCAAATATTTGACCATTTTTATCTTCAATACTATGAAAAACGATTTAGGTTTTTTAAAGGCGAATTTATGTATCATAAAGCAGTATGTAAGCATAAACTTAACTATAAATTCATTGAAGATGATTATATTAATTCGTATGATGCTTTTATTATAAGTGTTCCGTATACTAGAAAAGGAAAAATTCATCCCGACATGTTTGGTATTTTAGATAAATGTGAAGAATTACAAATACCAGTATTATTAGATTTTGCTCATTTACCTATTGCTAGGAATATAGACATTGACTTAACCAAATACAAATGTATTGAAACATTAGCATTTAGTTTATCAAAATTTTGTTATGGTGCAGAATATTTACGAATTGGTGTCCGAATGCAAAAAGAAAATATTGATGATGGAATAGATGTTTTTAACAGTTCAGGTATAGAAATGTTTAGTAGAATTAATATAGGTATTGCTAATGAGCTTATTCATGAATATGATGTTGATTATAACTGGAATACATTTGGTAATACGTATTCTGATGTATGTAAAAAAAATAATTTAACCGAATGTGATAATATTTTAATGGGATTTAATAAGGATGAAAGAATAATTGTTGCACAAAAAATAATATGACTTATTATATAGATGATATTAATGAAACTAAAAACAAATTAGATAAGATATCTTCGTCTATGTGTATGGCTAAATGGTTTCAAGTTAGTTTACATTTACCTAATGGAAAAACCCATAGTTGTTTTCATCCTCCTGCACGATTGATTCCACTAACAGAACTAGAACAAGCTCCTGGTGCATTACATAATACAAAGCACAAACAAGTCCAACGACAAAAAATGTTAACCGGGGAGCGACCTAGCGAATGTGAATATTGTTGGAAAATAGAAGATGCAGGACATTTAAGCGATAGACATTATAGGTCGGCCGAATGGTGGGCACAAGATGGTTGGAATGAAATAAAAAACACAGATACTATTTTACCTAGGTATGTAGAAGTAAATTTTAATCAAGCATGTAATTTTAAATGTGTATATTGTTCTCCACATTTAAGTACCACTTGGGAAAAAGAAATAAAGGAGTGTGGGCCATATGAACTATCTAATATAAAACATAATGATACACAATATTTAGACATGCCATTTCAAAGTTCTAATGATGATAATCCTTATGTTAAAGCATTTTGGAATTGGTGGCCTGATTTATATAAAACTCTAAAAGTATTTAGAATGACTGGAGGCGAACCTTTAATAGATAATAACACTTATAAAATTTTAGATTATGTAATTAAAAATCCTAATACAGATTTAGAGTTAAGTATAACATCAAATTTATGTCCGCCTGATAATAAAATAATTAATAGATTTATTAATAAAATTAAAAAAATAGAACAAATAAGATGGTGGGAAGACCCAAATAAAATTAATAAAGAATATAATAATAATAATTTTGTTGGTGCAAGTTGCAAACATTTTTCATTATTTGTTAGTTTAGATTCAGTTGGTGAGCAAGCCGAATATATACGATATCCTTTGAATTATAATATACTATTAGATAATATACATAACTTTTTAGAAAATACTATTACATCAGAAATATGCTTCATAAATACTTTTAATCTACTAAGCATTCCAAAATTAAAAGACTTTTTACAATTAATTCTAGATTTAAGAATTAAATTTGGTAAAGATAAACAAAAAGAATTAAAAATACAACCTCCTGATAGAGGCGAATATAAGCATCCTCCAGTGATTATTAAATCCAAACAACGTATTTGGTTTGATATACCTATGCTTGATCATCCTAAATGGTTAAATGCAACCGTTATTGCTCAAGATAAAAGTTTATTACCTATATTAAATGATTGTTTAAAATTTATGAAAGATAATGTTGAACAAGAAGATTACCATAAAACAGGGCATGGTTTTAAAAAATATGAAATAGAAAAATTAGAAAGAAATATAGATTTAATTAAACAAGATTTACCGAATGATATAGAACTAAAAAATTTTTATTTGTATTTTAAAGAAATAGATAAACGCAGAAATTTAAATTTTAAAAAAACATTTCCAGAATTAGAAAAATTATATGAGAAAGCCCAACGAATCACTCGAGAATTATAAAACTAGAATAATAGATAAAATTAGTCCTAGTTTTTGTGCCGCAAAATGGTATAATGCAACTATATGGCTAGGTCATGGCCAAACCACAAGTTGCCACCATCCTCCTGCTCATTGGATTCCTAAAGAAGAATTAGCGATAAATTTTACTGCAATTCATAATACCAAACATAAAAAAGAAATGCGTAAAATGATGTTGGAAGGTAAACGGCCACAAGAGTGTGAGTATTGCTGGAAAGTAGAAGATATAAATCGCAATAACATTAGTGATAGAGTATATAAAACAGAAATTTTTAAAGATGAAGATGTACTTGACATACCAAATAAACCATGGGATACAGATGTTGATCTTAAAACTTTAGAAATTGCATTTGATAGAGCTTGTAATTTTGCATGTAGTTATTGTAACCCTGCATTTAGTAGTACATGGGTTAAAGATATTAAAACAAATGGACCGTATAAAAACATAATAAGTGATGGGCGAGGACATTTTACAGATACTGCCCCTTGGGCGGCTAGAGCATCGAATGATGAAGAAGATAATCCGTATATTCAAGCATTTTGGAAATGGTGGGACCATTCATTAGGTAATAATTTAGAAGAGATACGAATTACTGGCGGCGAACCTTTAGTTCATAAGAGCGTCTGGAAATTATTTGATTGGTTTAAAAAACACCCTGAAAGTAAAATGCGTTTTGCCATGAATAGTAACTTAGTACCTGATAAAGAAGAAACATTTGAGAAATTGCTAAAAGCAAGTTTTAATGTACCTCATTTTGAAATTTATACCAGCAATGAAAGTATTGGAATACAAAGTGAATATATAAGGTATGGTATGAAGTATAATGTATGGCGAAAAAATTTAGTAAGATTATTAAACGAAAGCAATATTCAAAAAATGCATATGATGATGACTATAAATGCATTATGCTTAGAATCTATAACCGAGTTTATGGACGATATGTTATTATTAAGAGAACATTTTGGCGTAAAAGCTCCCACAATGACTTTAAATATATTACGATTTCCAAGTTTTCAGAGTTGTGCAATAATACCTGTGTCATTAAAAAATACCTTTAAAACTAAATTAGAAAATTGGTTACCAACTAAACGTAATGTATTATCGGATGGTGAACAAGCACATGTACAACGTCTTATTGATTATTTAGATGTAGTAAAAACACCTCATAGAGATACTGCCGAAATACCAAAATTATATAATGATTTTAAAGCATTTTATGAACAATATGATATTAGACGAAATAGAAATTTTAGATTATGTTTTCCTAGTTTTGTAGAGTGGTATGATAGTATACCTTATAATTTAGATAAAGAAAGTATTCAAGCCCAAGGTGATCCGGCAACTTTAGATACCTTTGTAAATGATGATAGATAAAAAATTTATTGAAAATAGTAAATCTTTTTGTATGGCCCCATGGTCTCATTTACATGTTACCCCAAAAGGAGATGTGTTTCCTTGTTGTTTAATAAATGATTCAACTTCATATTTAGGAAATGTAAAAGAAACTCCTTTAAAAGAATTATGGAATTCTCCAAAATTAAAAGAAATTAGACTTGATATGTTAAAGGATATAAGACATAAAAGTTGTTCTTGGTGTTATGAAAAAGAAGATGCCGGAGGAAGACCATTTCGTTTAGATTTTAATTCAAAATACCAAAATGATTTAAATGATGTACATTCTACGTTATCTGATGGTACTGTAAATGATTTTAATATGAGGTATATAGATATTAGATTTAGTAATATATGTAATTTAAAATGTAGAATGTGTGGTCCTACTTTTAGTAGCCAATGGGCAAAAGAACTTAATCGATCACCAGCAGTTTATAAATTAAATGCTAGTATGTTAAATGAGGTATTTTCATATTTAGAAACATGTGAAGAAATATACTTTGCTGGTGGCGAACCTTTGGTTATGGATGAGCATTATATATTATTAGAAAAATTATTAGAATTGGGAGTAAAACCTAGAATAAGATATAATAGCAATACTACTCAACTTAAACATAAAAATTGGGATATATTAGAATTATGGTCTAAATTTGATGATGTTTATATGCAATCAAGTATTGATGGGTTTGGTTCCGAATTAAATTATATACGCCATCCGGCAGAATATAATAATGTAATTTTTACAGCCAAGCAATATGTATCAGTACCTAGCGTAACACTTCATATATCTACTTGTGTAGCATTTTGGAATGTATGGAGTTTACCGGAATTACAAAAAGATTTATTTGAAAAGGGAATTATTAAAAATTATGAATCATTTTATACTCAATGTTTAATTCATCCTAGATGGTTTTCAGTAAAAGTATTACCGAAAAAATTAAAAGAAAAAACAACTGAAAAATTGACAAATCATATATCTTGGTTAAAGTCAAAAAATGTAGATATAAAAAATCATAAGTACGTATGGGATGCCGTAATATCTACTATGAATTCTAGTGATGATAGCCACTATTGGGAATCGTCAGGAATAAAAGAAATAAAAAAGCTAGATAAGATCAGGAATGAAGATTTTACTACGTCTTTCCCCCATTTAGCAGATATGTTAGATGTTAAAAAATAATAAAATTTTAATATTGTGCCATCCTAGGTCTCGGTCTTCTTATGCATGTAATATTATATCTTCTTATCAAAAAAATAAACATGGATATCGGAGAGAGTTGCCATGGGAATTATTAAATGGTAAGCAAATTGAAATTGAAAAATATTTAACTAAACTTCAAAAACTTAAACTGAAAGAAGAAGACCAGAAAAGGGTTAATGAGGATATTGAATTTTTTAGTAAAAGGTGGCAATATGCGTCAATGTTTAGAGAATTAGCAAATGATGATAAACCATTTGTATTAAAATATTTTCCAGGAGCATATGATATATTAAATGTAGATGTAATGAAAGAATTGCGTTCGGAAAAATCTAGTTATGTTAAAATTATAACTTTATATAGACGAAATCTTTTAAAGACAGCAATGAGTGAATTAAAAACATATATATTACGTATGAGTATGGCACCTCCAAATACAGCACCATTGAATGTAGATTTTACTAAACCTAGTATGCAGGAATGTAAAAGTGTTTTTTCTAATGTTATAAAAAATTATGTAAAATTTTTTATAAAATTTTATACTTGGAATATGTACAATTTAATAGATGGTGTATACGAATATGATGATTTTATAGATAATGATATAGAAAATACATCAATGCTTACATGTGATTTTCATATAAAATATGAAATAGATTTAATGAGTGGTCGATTTAGCACACCAAATGAATACACGAATGCCGCATATAACGATAGACCTGAATTAATTAGTATTTTAAACAAGATATTAAAATCTTATAATTTGTCGTATGATACTGAATATAATTTAAAAAATTTATTACCATTTCATAGTAAAAAAAATGAATAACATAGAATCGAATAAAGTATTTTGCATGGCACCTTGGACTCATACCTATATTAGTCCTCAAGGTGAACGCCGGCTTTGTTGTGCGAGTAGAGAAGAACATAGTTTTCAAAAACAATATATAGATGCAACAAATGATGAGCGATATGGAGAAATAAAAGAAAGCAAAACAGAAGCAGATGATTTTAATCCTGTTAATTTAGAGGAACATTGGAATTCTCCTTATATGTGTAATATTCGTAAAAAATTAATGGCAGGAGAGAAAATACCTCAATGTGATGTTTGCAATGAAGATATATTAAGTGTTAGTTCATATAGACATTGGTTTACTGGTCATCTATTTAAACATAAAATACAAGAAGCATTTGATAGCACTGACCATACAGGTAAAACAACTATGCCTGTTATTTCTTTTGATTATCGTTATAGTAATTTATGTAATTTTAAATGTCGTATGTGTGGCGAACAATTAAGTTCTACTTGGGAAGCAGAAAAATATAAGCATAACATGTGGACTAAGGAAAGTCAACCGTTTATGCAACCCAAAGTAAAAGAAAAAATGAAAAAATTTCAGGTTCAAGTTGTTGAGCCCGAATTTAAAGATGCTATTAGTAAAGGTATAGTAGAAGAAATCTATTGGGTAGGTGGCGAACCGTTAATGTATGAAATGCATTGGTGGGCGTTAGAGGAAATGATTAATAATAAAAGTGCTAAAAATTGCTATTTGCGATATAATAGTAATTTAAGTAAAATACATCATAAAGGAAAACACTTATATGATTATTTGCCACAATTTAAAGATTGGTTAATGTGTGCAAGTATAGATGGTACAGGTGAAATTGTAGAATTTATAAGAAAAAATATTGTATGGAAAGAATGGTTAAATAATTTTAAAGAAGGATTAAAATTACCTGGCGGCAAGGATAAAATGCTGTTTGATCTTACTATAACAGGACCAGGTATGTTTTCTATAAAAGATTTATTCGATTTAAGTTTAGAATTAGATGTAAAAATTGAAACGAAAATTATGTTTGCGTTTCATCCTGATATAGTATTTTCACCTTTTGCATGGCCTAGGCACATATTAGATAAAAAAATAGATGAATTACTTTTTTATATCGAACCTAAAGCAACATATAAACAAAATACGTTAGTTAGTACTCTTAAAGAAATGAAGAATAGACCTACATTTGCAGAACAGTGGCCAGATACATATTTAGATGAATTTAAAAAAGGAAAACATTACCAAAATCAATTAGACAAGATACGTAATGAAAAAATTACAATAGGTGATATTTATAAACATAATACAGAATTATATGAATGGTGGTCAAATTAAAAAAATTATTGGCATAGGGGCAAGCATTCTTTCAATGGTGTCTATGCCATTTCCAAGAATAATTGCTAAAAAATTAAATTTGCCATATGAAGAATATTCGGATAATGGTATTAGTAATGATGCCATCTTTAGGTTTATAAGTCAAGCAAATTTAAAACATGAAGATAGTTTAATTATTGTTTTATTTACACATCTATATAGAAGAGAATTAATAGATGATAATAATAATGTATTTTCAACAAATATGTTTGAAAAAAATATTCATAATAAAAAAACTATTTCTGAATATTATATAAAACATATTTTTAATGAGCAATTAACTAATGTTACTTTTTGGAATAGATTATACGATATTAAATTATCATTTGAATCTGGTACTAATACTCTTTTTTGTATATGGGACGAATTAACTAATTATGATACTAATTTAATGTTGAAAACAATTTATGATAAGAATATTTTTATAAATGGTAATGATTTTAAAAATATTGTCTTAAAAGATAATTGTTTTACAAAAGTTGGGTTTAGTAGGTGGACTCGATTAAATGATCTAGGAGGATCCGATGGTCATGGTACTTTAGAAGGCCATGAAAAATTTGCTTCAATTATATTAGAGAAAATAAATGAAATCGAATAAATTTCATATAGTATATAGTAAAAGTTGCCCTAGCAGTAATTATGACTATAATGAATTTTCAACAAGTGCTTTTATATTACCTCATACTGATACAATTAATAATATTAAGATAACACATAACGATGAGGTATTAACATTTAAATTAAATGACTTACCTCTTACTAACATATTTTTCGAAACTTGGAAAAAAAATTATTTCTTATCTCGACGAACTATTCATTGGAATGTTTATAGAAAGGTTGATGGGCCGTATCGTGTGTATTTACAACAATGTGTTAATAAAACAGTTGATGAAATAAATGATGCAAGTACATTTTTAATAGATAAATGTAGTGAAATTATAAGTAAGGCAATAGATGTTAGTAATGTAAAACTTATCGATAAAAATGTAAAATTAGAAGCATCATTAAATGATATTCAATCTGATAAATTAAATGATATTCATTTTTTCTTTGAATCACAAGCCAATGATTGGGTAAAAATAATGGATTATAATTGGACTAAAATTCGTAGTAACCACACAGAATTAGAACATTTATTTGATAACTTTTTTCATAATGCAAGAGTAAGATATTATGCATTAGAGACTCTAAATCAATTAGTTCATTTATTAGAATCATCTAATTCTGATATAAAACAAATTTTTAATGTTATAAGAAATGTGCAATGTCTTGAGAAGGACAATTATTATTCATTGCAAGATAAAGACTATGAAAGTTTTAAGCCTACTGATCATTCAACTAGTAATCAAGGTAAATTATATTTAGATTATGCAACTATAGGAAAAGATTTATTTGCGGCATATTGTACAAATGATATTGATTTAGTAAAAAATAACGAAGTTAAACCTCAACTTTATTGTATGCCTTATGTAAATTTTGCTTTTTCTAATAAAATTCAAAAACGATCAGAAAGTGAAAGAAACAAAGACGAATACAAACAATATATGTTATGGTGTGAAAAAAATAAATTAAGTAAGTATATCGATTATACATTACCTAAACATAAATCAGGTAGAGCAGTATTAGGCGAAACATCAGATATAAAGTCAATTGATGAGTTTAACGATTTTATACTTAAATATCCATATATTACAGGAGCATATGTTGAATAATTTTGTTATATTTGGAGTACCTAGATGTGGTAGTACTCACATTCTTCAATTATTAGAACAGTATCTTGTAAAAAAATATAACGTACACCGAGAAGACGAGAATGAATTTTTTAATATTTTTAAAAAAATACCTAATAATTTATATATTAACCATTCAATAATTAAATTACATACTTGGGCAACATTTAATAATTTAATTGAATATAATTTATTGAATAATAGATCAATTGCTGTTACACGGGAAAACAACGTAGAAATGTTTGCAAGTTGGCTTATTGCAATGGAAACCAATCAATGGACGTTACTTGCTAAAGATATTCATAATAAAATTTTACCTAAAAAAATAATACATATGAGTGATACTATTGAAGGAAAATTTAATATAATTAGATATGTTCACTCTATTGTTAGGTTTAATTATTTTTTAAACACATATAATTTACCTGTAATAAGATATGAAAACACATTTGATGATATAAAAAAATTATATCCTGATTGGGAAGCACCTTCTAGAAGAGAATATTTAATAAAACAAAACGATCATACCAGGTATGATTATATTCATAAAAATGATATTGATTTTTTTAATGAAACATACCATCGATGGAAAAATGAATCTAATTTAGATTGGATAGATTCTTCTGCTAAAGATAATTTATATTCATGTAAAGCTCCGTGGGTTTCTATGTATATAGGTCCAAATGGTGATGTGACACCATGTTGTACTTCTCTAGGTATAAAATTGGGGAATACCAATAATAACACTTTAGCCGAAATATGGAATAGTAACGCTTCTAAAAAATTTAGAAATGAAATGACAAAAAATATTCCAAATATTAATTGTAAGTTTTGTTATGAACAAGAAAAACATACTGAGGGTAGCGAGGGTAGTTTACGAACATTTTTAAATAAGCAATATGATATGCCAACTAAAAATTTATCGTTAACTCCCCAATTAGAATTAAAATATTTAGATATTCGATTTAGTAATGAATGTAATCAAGCATGTATAATGTGTACACCTAAATTAAGTAGTAAATTATATGACGATGCGTTTGGCTTTAAAGAATATATTAGTAAATTTCAAGACCAAAATTATATAGGTTCACCAGAAAACATGTCAGATGAAGATTGGAAGAAACATAAAGGAATAATAAGTATCTCAAGTAAAACAATAAATGAACTTAAAGAATTACTTAAAGATGTTGATCATATTTATTTTGCCGGTGGCGAACCATTAATTATGAAAAAACATTATGAAATTTTAGATTTTTTAATAGAAAATAATTTAAATGAAAAAGTTTTTTTACGATATAATACTAATCTTAGCACATTAAAATATAAAAATATAAACATTATAGAAAAATGGAAGTTATTTCCTAAATTAAGTATATTACCTAGTGCCGATTTAAATGGAGAACGAGGTGCATACCAACGTTGGGGATTTGATTGGGATAAATTTAAAAATAATTGGTTAGAAATAAAAAATGCAATTCCTCATACAAATTTAGGGATGCAAATAACTATTTCTTCTTTAACAATAGGTTATCTTCCTGAATTTTTAAGTGAATTAAAAAAAATAGGATGTAATAATATGAATTCTAATTTTGTTCACGGTCCGGCAGATTTAAATCCTCAAGTATTGCCTATTAAATTAAAAAAAATATATACTAATAAATTAAATAGATACATATCAAAAACATCCAGTGATGTTCATAAAAAATTATTGCATGAAGCAATAAATTTTATGAATGATACTGATAATACTGATAAAAAAATGTGGGAACGGACCCTTCATAGATTAGATTTTCTTGATAAAAAAAGAAAAACAAATTGGAAATCTTTGTGGCCTGAATTTGTAAAATGAGTACATGCTATCATCCTTTTCGTAATATTGCATATGTTCATACCCCTCGATGTGCAGGTACAAACATAAGTAGAACTCTTATTTGTAATAATGATTTTATTGATGCAGAAAAACAAAAATGGTATCGTAATGCATATGAACCTTTGTTAAATATATCGAATATTTCGGAATATACAATAATTGGTGTTGTACGACATCCTGTTACTTGGCTTTGGAGTGGGTATAATTTTACTTACCAATATTTTGAATTATCATTTAAAGAACATTTAGAATGTGTTTTGAATCCCTGGTTTTTATTAATTAATCATAAAATTAAATATAATTTACGTGCATTTAATGATTGGTATTGGCATAGTTGTATTTTACCTGATAAACATTTACCCGATAATACAAAAATTTTTAAATTTGAAAAATTAAATGAATTGGAGGCTTATCTTGATATAAAACTGTATGATAAAGAACAATGGAAAAATAATCAATATAATACAATGATCTCGCCTCCATTGCCTCAACTTACTGATGAAGAAAAAAAATTAATAAAACAGATAGCAGGCGAATATGCTGAAAAATGGAATTATGAGTTTAATTTTTAAAGATATAGGTATATTTAAAATGGATGGTGTGCATATAGATGAATCTGTTAAAATCTGGCTTGCAGGTTTTAAAAATAATTACTTACAAGTTTTTAATTATTTAGAAGATACTAATAAAAATGTAGCACTAGGATCTTCCGGTATAATAGAAATCACATTTAAAAATCGACCTTCCACGGTTATTGACAAATGGTGGGAAAATTTAACTAAAACTCAACAATTATTAATTAAAGAAAATCCATTACTTATAAGTTTTTGTCATGAATTTTGGGCAGACGAATTTGAATCAATAGAAAATTTTTGCGATAGTATTAACAAGAAATATGAAGATGTGGCTATTGCATTTAGTAATTTTAATAAAGAACATCAAAGAAAAACAAAACTTAAAATTATTAACACATCATCAGGATGGATGAAATGGTTTTGTCGAAAATGGTTTAGTAATGCATATAATGATAAAGATGAATATGCTATCAAAAAATATGTATGTATGTGTGGGCGACCCCGTAAAAGTCGATTAGAGGTTATAAATTTTTTAGCCAAATATAATTTATTAGATAAAGGACATGTTTCATATGGAACCGGATCATCTACGTATGATGGAAAAGTATATAAAGGACCTGTAGATACAAATTTAATGGAAAAAATGATGAAAGATTGGAACATTAAAAATAATTATTTAAAAAATTATATGCCGTTAATTGTGGATAATAAACTAAAACAAGTAGATTGGTCTAAATATGTTGATATAGAATTAGTAATTGAATCATTTTCTGAAAATGATTTGGATTGGCACCAAGAATTAATTGATACTTGTGTCCCCTTTACAGAAAAAACTTTAAGACCAATGTATAATTTACAACCTTTTTTAGTATTATGTACAAATAATTCTATGGAATATGAAAAAAAATTAGGATATTATTTGTTTGATGATTTCCATAACAATACACCTGAAGGTATTGTGTTAGCATTAAAAGATTTAATAACTTTTAATTTAGATTTAAAAAAATATAAACAAAAAGAAATAAAAAATAATAAAGAATTATTTACATATCATAGTTCAAATGATATTGATAATGTTTATGGTCAAATTAAAGAATGGATACTATAGGTGGAAAAAATTATAAAAGTACAATAGTTTTTAATGGTCTAGTAAAAAAACTAAAAATACCATCAATTGGTTTTTGCGTACAAATGGGTGTAAATACTGGATACACATTTAATTTAATGAAAAAACATTTTGGTGAACACAGAACTAGAGGTATAGATTTATTTAATATTAATAATGATCCATATGTGTATGAATTAAATATAAATGAAATAGATTTTAATATACCAATTGCATATGCAGAAAATGATATTGGTAATGTAAACGAAGATCCTGTTCCTAGACTTAATGGTATGAAATGGGCGTTAAAAAATCTTGTACCAGGCGGTATTTTAATTACAACAAGCAATGTTGCAAACAACCAATTAGGAATAGATGTTGATATATTGGCTAGTGAGTTTGATTGCAAAACAAAGAGGCTAGATAATTATAATAATAAAAATTGGGCAAAACATCTTAATGAAAAAACTATATGGAATACTATAAGCCTAATGATGGTAACAAAATTTATCTAACACAATTTAGTATAATTATAGAAGATCAATTTATATATTTGCCGTATAGTGTGGCGTCGTTATGGGCGTCAGCTGAAAAAAATAAAATTGTATCTAGAAATGAATTAAAACATATATTTTTTTATAGAGAACCAATAGATAATATTATAAAAAAATTTGATAATCCTACTTTAGTTGGATTTAGTAATTACATATGGAATGAAAATTATAATGATATATTAGCATCTAAAATAAAAGAAAAATATCCTAATTGCTTAATTGTATATGGTGGTCCTCAAGTACCTGATGATCAAATAGAGTGGTATAATAATAGAAAATTTATAGATGTTTGTGTACATCAAGAAGGTGAAATAACATTTTCTCAAATATTAAAAAATAAAAAATTTAAAGACATTGACGGTATAACATATAATACAGGAAAAGAATGGATTAAAACATCCCCAAGTAAACGGATTAAAAATTTAGATAATATTCCTAGTCCATATTTACTTGGTATATTTGATAAATTAGTTAGGCCTAAAAATTTAACATTAAATGCTATTTTTGAATTTGATAGAGGATGTCCTTATCAATGTACATTTTGTGATTGGGGCGGAACCATATTTAGTAAAATTGAAAAAATAAATTTAGATAGAATTTATAAAGAGATCGAATGGGCGGGTAAAAATAAAATAGATATGTTTTATAGTGCTAACGCTAATTTTGGCATTTTTAAAAAAAGAGACGAGGATATTGTAAACAAATTAATAGAAACAAATAAAAAATATAGTTATCCGAAATCCTTTGATACTAGTTGGGCAAAAAATAGTAATAAATTTATTGTGTCATTAGCAAAAAAATTACATGATGTTTCATTATTAAGAAAATATGGTGTTAGTTTTCAAAGTTTAAATAGTACAGTTTTACAAAATATAAAAAGAACTAATTTAAAAATAAATGATTTTAGTGGGGTAATCGAATTAACTAAGCAATATCAAATGAATATTATGGTAGAGCTTATAGTAGGTTTGCCTGGCGAAACTCTTAATAGTTGGATAGATAACTATTCTAAATTAATGGAAAATGATAATTTATGTATAGAAAGTTATCCGTGTACGTTATTAAATAATAGCGAATTGACTAAATTTATAAACAAATATAATATTAAATATAAAAAAGTAAAATTAGAAAATACAGAAATTCCTGAGTATGCTAAACAAATAGTAAGCACTGATACAATAACCTCAAATGAAATGACAAAAGTATGGCAATGGACATGGTGTGCTAGGTTAGGTCATACATTAGGTATTACCAATGAAATAGTTAAATTTTTATTTAATAAAGGTTATAGTGTAAAAGAATTTTATAATAATTGGTTTGATTTTATTGCAAATAGCAAAGGTATATTAAATAAAAAATTTAATAAATGGAATGTACATTTAACATCTTATAATTTTCAAAAATATATTTTTGAATATGATTACTTAAATGATATAGGTAGATACAAACGAAATGAAACGTTAATAGATTTAAAAGTATTTTTAGAAACATATTATAAACAAGAAAACATAGATATATTAGTAAATTTGTTTGATGCATATCATTATACTCCGGAGTATAATTATCCTCGAACTATTAATAACATAACAGTTACACATCACGGAATGGGATCTATTAAAAATTATAGTAGTTTTATAGGTCTAAATAGAAAAAATAAAGGTTGGCAATGTGGAATCGTTCTGCCATAAAAAATAATAAAGAATTTTTAAAAAAAAATAATTTACCTGATCATTTTTGTATATTACCTTGGATAGGTTTAGAAACAAGAACAGATGCTAAAGCATGTGTTTGTTGTGTTATGCAAGAACCTCTAGATGATATAGATTTATCAGAACATACAATTAGTGATGCTTGGAAGAGCTCCCATTTACAAGAAATAAGAAAAAGTTTTCTATCAGGAAATCCTCGTGAGTCGTGTAATAATTGTTGGCATGAAGAACATAGCGGTATTATTAGTAAACGAGAAATGGAATTATATCGTTATAGAAATGTAATTAACAAAACATTAAAAAATCATCCTTACCCTGCGTATTTAGATTTAAAATTGGGAAATATTTGTAATAGTGCATGTAGAATATGTTCAGGATTTGCAAGTAGTAAATGGGCATCAGACGATATTAAATTAGGTAATGTAAAATCTAAATTTTTTCTCAAAAAAGGAAATTGGCCAAGGGCTAATAAATTATTTTGGGAAGACTTATCTAACAATATAACTAATTTAACGGAAATAGAATTTTTTGGAGGGGAACCATTACTTATAAAAGAACATATATCTATTTTACAAGAATGTATAGATCAAAAAGTAGCAAATAAAATTGAATTAAGTTATAATACAAATGGTACGATATATAACGAGGAACTTATAAAATTATGGAAGCATTTTAAATATGTTCAGTTATTATTCAGTATAGATGGAATAGGTAACAAATTTGATTATTTAAGGTATCCTGCAAAATGGACCGATGTTGAAAAAAATATATTTAAATATAAAGATAATGTAAAAATTGGAATTTTTTGTACTATCAGTGCTTTTAATATATGGTATATGGATGAGGTATGTGATTGGCATGCAACTGTATTACCTGACA